TTATTATCTTATATATTAATATATATATTATTATAATATAATATAGTAATTAGAAGAGAGTAGGGGCTACTCAACAAACCGATCCACGAAGTCGTGGACTTCATCGGGTGAGAGCGCGTAGGTCTGAAGCGCGAGACCCAGAATCTGAATCGTCTTCAAGTCCATGTTGCCCAGATCTGCGCCCAGTGGGTAGCAACGACCCATAGCGTTCATGAGAACAAGCGGTGCGCTCTGGTCGCGGTAGCTGTCGAGCAAGTAGTAGACGCTCCAGATACCTTGAGACGCGGCTAGCTTTTCGGCGGTTGCTTGATCGTTGATCGTATACATATCGGGAATTCCTTTCGTGTTGTTTGCTTCCTGATATCTCTAATCTAGCACAGCCGAAACGCTTGTCAAGTGTTTTTCCAAACTTTTTTATAACGGATTGATAACGGCAAGCCTGTGCCATGATCTATAGAGCTAGGGCAAAAGATCCAAAAACGCCGTAAAACGCCCGTAGAAGCCACGAAGCCATTAGAATGGGGAATCATACCAACCAATAGCTGAAAAGCCCGCTAGCGGCCGCTGGTGGCTTCGTTGATTGTGATCTGATTGTTATCGTTTCGGGCTTGACAAAGTGGATGCGAGCCTGTAGAATGCCCGTTATCGTTTCGTTATGTTGGAATTGGGTATCAGATCTAGCTTAGTGGATAGGTTGTCGGTTGTCAAGTGTTGTTATCGAATCGTTATGTTGTTGCACAGGGTAGGGCCGGTTATCTCCCGTGTGTTTACTAAGCTTATCGGGCCAAACTTTGTTATCGCTTTTTAAATTATGAAACAAGTTTAACGGGGATCAACCAGCTTGTCAACCCCCGTTATCAACTTGTTATTTCTTGGTTGCGCTAAACAGAATGTCGTTGCGGTTGAACACGCACTGCGAGCAAGTGACGCAAGCCGATCCCTTGTCGGTGATCAAAGCTAGCTTGCGGTTGTTTTCAGGGCATGGAATCGGCGACTTATCCTGAATGGTCTCAAAGTCGGACTTACCTTCGGCGAAAGTGTTGGCTAGGTAAGCTAGCTTCACGCCGTATTGCTTCTTTAGCTTGATACCCAACACGCGGTTAGCCATGTCGGTCGAGAAATACAAGCTCAAGTTGTCAATATTGATCAATAGCGGAACGGCGAAGTCGCTTCGGGTGTATGCCCAAAATTGGATATCGGCGTTAGCTTCGATTACATTACGCCACGCGATCGTGTAAGTCTCATTAAAAAAGTCGCCATCCCAATGGATTCGGAATAGCTTCTCGGCGTTGCGCTTGTCGCAATCCTTGCGGAATTCATCGATCATCGCGGCTAGTAGCTCGGTGGCTTCTGATTCGGTGGCATTCTCGAGAGCTTGCCAATTGTGCAAAAGTACATCCTTCACACCTTTGTAGATCCTCTCAAGGTTGCCCGCGTAGCAGATCTTCTCGCAAACGGTTGTCGCGCCCGGGCATGAGAAAGCTTTGCCGCTAGGCAATCCAAAGGTGTTGGCGATCGCTGGCGCTTTGCCATTAGGCGTGATGGCGTTAGCGACTTTGCGATCCTTAGAACGCTTAAGGGTTAGTTGTGTAGTAGTCATGTCTCTAGCCTATCTCTAGTTTAGCTCGATGTCAACCCACGAATGGGTGCAAGTAATGCCTTGCTTTTCAAGGGCAAATACAACGCGGTGGAATTGGTTTAGCTCGATTTTGCGAGTAACGCCATCGCTAAAAGTAGCGCGATAGAAAACGTGCATGAGATACCTTTCGTTTGGTTAGTAATAGTTAAGCATGGATCTAGCTTTGTGTCAAGCTTCGTTACCAAATTGTTACATTGCCCTGGCCGGCCGGATGCATAGCATAAGCTCGGCCGGTTGTCAAGCTTTGTTACCGGATTGTTATATTCCAAAACGGGTATCAAAACTAGCCTAGCGAAAAGCGCTCGCCGTGTCAAGCGATGTTACCAAATTGTTATATTCCAATTTTGGGTAGGGTGGATTTTGAACCGTTGCATTACCGGGCATTTCGGACCAAACCCATAGATCGTTTTTTATTTGTAGCTCTAGCTTAGCCGAGCTTGTGCAGCTTGTCAAGTGCCGTTATCGAATTGTTATCTCAAGCTAGCCGGCCGTAGATCGGTGGCCTGGCCGAACCCGAAGGCGGATTCCCACGGGTCGGCCGGTTGCACCTACTTGCTTGTGCCGAAGACAGCTTTGCGGGTGCGGGCTTTGCGCAGGTCGATTGCTCGAGCCTTCGCGTGAATGGTGCGCTTCGAGTCTGGGCGGGCCATGTTCTAGCCCTCCCATTCGCTGGTGTCGCGGCCGTTCAGGCAAGCTTCGATGAAGTGAATGCGCTCGCGGTCTGAGACGCCCGAGAGGGTCTCCCACTGGTCGTCTGATAGGTCGTGAGGGTTGAATACAATCACGCGCTGGTAAGCCGAGTAGTCCCCCTCCGCGCTAACGAATGCCGTGTTCATGTCGGTGTATGCCATGTTTTTTCCTTCTGTGTGTTTTGTGTAGGCGTGTTGCCTAGAAGAAGCATAGCACACTTTCGTACGCTATGCCCCAACTATACGACACGTTTACCAGCGTTGTTCGATTCCGCTAGCGGTCTGTTCTTCGTAAACCAGTGCCGCTAGATAGATCCATGCTGTTTCGATGCCCGAGAATTCCTGAAATGCATGCGTGTGAATTCCGCCGCCATTGAATGCTTCGCGAACCGAGTAAAGCTTCTTCGTGCGGTCGAAGTTATCCTCGCTGGTAATGAACAGGTAATTCTCGGCACCCACTGGGTGGATTGCGTCAAATAGGCACTGAGTGCCCCAGAACTCGACACTCTCAGGCGAGAACCATTCAGGATTTTCGCGCTTGATTTTGTCCCATGCTTGACGCTTGTTGTAAGCGTATTCGGTTGTTACATCCATCTGAATTAGTGCAGGCACTTTGAATCCTCTCTACTTGTTGAATCCGAAGACGCGGCTGAGTTGCGGGCCGAAGGTGAAGGTGACGGCGACCGAAACGGCAATCGCTAGGCCGCTGTTGTAGGAATCGACTAGGCGGGCAATTGAGTCCACGCTAGGGAACAGGCTCGCGGCCGTCATGTAGGCGAAGACGTTAGCCCCGGCGATGAATGGGATGGCGATAGCCGAAGCAATCGCGCGGCGAAGTGTGTGCTTCATATTCTTTCTTTCTGTTGTTGGGTTAGGCGAATTGCCTAGAACAACCCTAGCACAAGTCTAGGGCTGAACTACACGATTCGAGCTAGTTGGTCTCGACTTCTAGCTGGTTGTCAATCAGCTGTAGGCGGTCGTCATCCTCAGCCATGTAGGTCGCGAACAATTCCTCGGCCTGGCTGGCCGACTCGGCTTCAATCTTGTAAACGTAGGTCTCGACTACGGTGAAGGTTGCCATGTTTCTTTCTTTCTCTAGTTGGGTTAGGCAAGTTGCCTAGGAACAACTCTAGCAAAAAACCAGAGTTGAACCTACACGACTTGCTACAGGCCGAGAGCTTCGGCCAGCGCGTCCGACACGGCGTTAACGCGCTGGTATCGGTTCAGCATGAAGTCGCTGGCGAACACTTCGTCGGTAACGGTGTAGTGCATAGCCACGAAATCGTTAAAGCGGGTGCTGTAGCCGGCCGAGTAGAGAACCTTTTCGCCGTCATAAAACACGGTGTAGGTCGTGTAGGCGTGGCCGTCTTGCGTGATTAGGTCACGGCTTCGGCCTTCGATACGGGCGGCCGATAGATCAAGTGAAAAATCCTGGCGGCGCTTGATTGCGTGGATGATTGCGGGGTGCATGATTGTCTTTCTGTTTGAAGGTGTAGGCAGTTTAGAGGCCATGCCTAGGGCGGTAGGTGCTGGTTGTCGCTATTATGCGTTGGCGAGCTTCTCGATGTAGCCGCGGCCGAGTAGGGTCAATTCTTCCGAGCCCTTCGTTACTACTTCGAAGCCTAGAAGGATTGCCATCTGGGTCATGCCATCGAGGTATCCGGCCATCTCAACACGGGCCAGCGTGTCTTCGTATTCCCAGCCGTCTCGGGCCTCGGTCATCGCGGCCGTCACTAGGTCGGCAATCGAGCGGGCAATTGCATGATTCACGGTTGCTTGCGTCATGTTCTTTCTTTCTTTCTGTTGGGTTGTGGATAGGCCTTTTAGAGACTTGCCTAGGTCTAAGTCTAGCCTACTGGCCAGCGTTGCGCATTACATTCCAGCGGCCGTTTGCGGCGTGTGTTGGGGTTGCTTGACGCCAGACACGTTGCCCTGGCTCGAGGCTCAAAGCCATAGCCTGAGCGGTGTCTGTGATTGCCTGAATCTCAATCTGGAAGCGGATAAGTTCTTTGCCGTTAGCGGCAGTGTGACGCTCGCTAACTTCGGTGATTACGCCAACAAAGTATTCGTTTGCGTAGGTCATGCCAAGCACTGGCACAAAGTCGGTTGTTGCGTTGCGCTTGCTCATTAGTAGCGGTCTTCCTGTTCGGCTTCGGTCAATTCATCGAAGCAAGTTGGACAAATTGGGTCAAGGATTCGATTCCATGCGCCGCAGTTGTCGGTAAATTCGACTTCACCGCAGGTCTCGCAGTAAAAAAGGCCGTCTCGCAAGTCGGGCTTCGTGAACATAGGTCTTTCTTTCTCTAGGTTGTTCGGCTAATCCAGCCACTAAACCTAGGGCATTTAATCCCTAGGCCTAGAATCCGATTAGGCGCTTCGTGTATCTCTGTTGAGTTTTCAAGTTTCAAGTCGGCTCTCGGAATCCTTCGGGCTAACCCGTCATCCTCGGCGACAAGAACAAAGTTAGCATGGCAATTTAGATCCGCGCAATCAAAAAACCAGGGGAAACAAATCTTTTTATTCCAGCAGCTAGGCGGATCCTGGGCGGCGCACAACCGCGCAAAAATTCCAAGCTGATCTGTAAAAAATTCCATCCATTTCTTTAACGATCAAAATGACCTATAAAAAATTTTTCGCCGGTATTTTTAAATCTTTTGGACTTTGTAGCAATCTTGTGGTAGGATGTATCTCATGAGCGAAATACTTATCACCCTAGAAGGATACGGCAAAGCAACCCTATCCCTTGATCTAATTGACGCAGCTGGCGAAAACGAGATCGAGGTTTGGCGTGGCGTATTCAAAGAAGACAATGATGCACCAGAGACACTCTGGGAGGTCTATTTTGAGATGGATCCATCAACAGAATTTGAGATCTGGGATATTATTAATGAAGCAATTTACACATACAAAACTGAAGCGGAGGCAATACAATGACATTTAAAGAATGGCTACAACAAGGATACGACAATGGCTGGTGCGGACCATCGGTCTGCTACACTCACGACGGACTGCCAATGTCCGATCTTGAGTTCCAGGAGTTCGAAGACGGCAATGACCCATGTATGCACGTCATTCGCCTATACGAGGACGTTGAGATGAAGACTCAGATCGAGGACAACCACACCCCATCACAGTGGCGAGCAACCAATGAAGGACTGATCGCGTGAGCCGGGGTCTAACTGATCCGATCCCACAGCAGCAAGGCAATGACTACCTCCCCACTGTGCAAGAGATGGACCAAGCAATCGCACAGCTATTCGAGGTTGTGAACGACCTGCAGTCGCAGATTACTACGCTGAAGGACATTATCGGCGCATCGATCGGAACCGCCAAACGAGATAACCATTTGAAGGGCTTGTAATGGGCAAAGAGATATCAGTACTAGACGATCTACTGCTGCGATCAGCAGCAGGTGGTAAGTCTGGTGTAGAGATTGAGCGACTGACCGGCATTCCTGCAGATCAGGCCGTACAGCACGTTAAGCAGCTACTAGCAAGCCGGGACATTTGGACCGAGCACGAACAGCGATTGCTGCTTTTGCAGGAGCTACAGGAGCTTAAGGAGTCGCTGCAGGGAGCCGCCATTAAGAATGGTGACCCGGAGTCTGCACGACTGCTGCTAAAGACGCTTGAGCTCATTGGCAAGCGACTTGATTCCCAGAAGGTTGAGATCGACGAGAACCTGCTAAAGCTAACTCGCTTTCAGGAGCGCATCTTGCTGCGAGCCATGGACTCTGCGCTGAACTTTGCTAAAAAGGAACTGGCAGCTAAGTACCCTGATATCCCAAGCTATGAGCTGGATGAACTGGTGGCTGACGGCCTTGTGCGAGCAAAGTATGAGATTCTTGAGGAAGAGTCAGCTTGATAGATAACGTATTTGACAATGTGATCGCGGACTTGCGAAAGCGCTCCAAGAAGGCTGAGTACCTCACTGACCCAGCACTATGGGCTAAAGAGGTGCTAGGCAAGCACATGTGGTCTAAGCAGCGTGAGATTGCACAGAGTGTGGTACACCATTCCCACACTGCTGTGGTCTCTTGCAACGGTGCTGGCAAGTCTGGTCTTGCTGGAATGCTTGGCGTATGGTGGATTGCTACCCATGATCCGTATGACGTTGCGCTGATCTGTTCAGCTCCAACGTATGTACAGATCGCCCGAGTGCTGTTCCGCGAGCTGGGAGATAACTTTAAGCTTGCGAAGCAGAACGGCCACCCGATGCCCGGCTATATCACGCAGGGTCAGGAATGGAAGCTTGACGATGGTACAGTGATCGCGTTCGGTCGTAGACCGGCCGATAAGGACATTGTTAGTGCGTTTCAGGGTATCCACCGCCGATACGTCATGGTTATCCTTGACGAGGCTGGTGGTATTCCAGAAGACCTGTATACCGCTACTGAAGCAGTCACCAACACTGAAGGTGCGCGAGTACTTGCGATTGGAAACCCGGATAACCGAGGCACTCCATTCCACAAGATCTTCCGCGATGACCCAACGTGGAACAAGCTGAAGATCTCGGCATATGATACTCCAAACTTCACCGATGAAAAGGATGAAGTTCCGGAAGATCTGCTACCACTACTGATTCAGCCTGCATGGGTTGAGAAGCAGAAGATCTCATGGGGTGAGGATTCTGCGCGATTCCGCTCCAAGGTGTTAGCTGAGTTCCCGGACGAAGCTGACAATACATTCTTCACACAGAGCAACATCGACTCTGGTATTGACACTGACATCCCAGAGGACATGGAATACCAGTGTGTGCTCGGCGTGGACGTCGCTCGCTTTGGTGAGGACGACTCTGTAGTTTACATTAATCGAGGCGGAAGGTGCCGAAAAGTTGATCACTGGAATAAAGCAACAGCTATTGAAACTGCGAACCGTATTCACCACCTTGCGATCGACAACGGGGCCAGTGAAGTTCGTATTGACGCTGCTGGCCTTGGTGGTCCTGTTGTGGATCTGGTTGCTAGCCTTGCTGGGGACCGTTATCTGGTTATCTCTATGCTCGGCTCTGCTGCGTCTCCTGACAAAATGCGCTGGCTTAACGCTCGTGCAGCGAATTATGACAACCTCAAAGAAGGTCTATCTTCAGGCAAGGTTGATCTTGATCCGGATGACAAGGTTCTTCTAGAAGAACTGCTGATGATTCAATATAAGTTCACTCAGAAGGGTGCGATTCAGATTGAGTCAAAGGACGATATGAGATCACGCGGAGTTAAGTCTCCGGACCACTTGGATGCGCTGGTTTACGCCACTGCAGATCTAAGCCGAATCATTGAATCACCATACGCAGATAAAAAGCCCGGTGATCTGGTGACATTCGACCATCTTGAGCTCGACTCAAGAGACCCCTTCCTCTCGGGGTGGAGCTGGTAGCCATAACGTGTGGAAAATGTGCTCGTGGCGTATTATGCAAAAGATGCAACATTGCAGAGGGTTTGTTTAAAAATGATCCACAAAATATGCATAAATTAATTAAATATATGCACGATCATGGTATACTTTAATAATCGAAAGGTATAACATGGATTTTAAGAAGCTGTCAGAAGAGTTCGCTGCTATGAGCCAAGAGAATGAATTGCTCAAGGAGTCTTACTCAAGCATGGCAACTGCTATTCTGGCATTTGATGATGCTGGATGGAACACGGTTAGCAGTGCTACCTCAAATGGAAGCTTCACCCTCGACGAATTGCAGAAAGCTGCAGCTCGCATTCGCGAGACTAGCGAGGGCAATCCACTTCTCAAGCGAGGCTGCGGCCTACGAACCAGCTACATCTTCGGGCGCGGAGTTGAGTTTGGTAATCTGCAGCCTCGCTTTCAGAAGGTCTTCGACCTGCCACAGAACCAAGACGTTCTGTTCAGCCCAGAGGCGCAGGTCATTAACGAGCGTAGCCACTTCACTGATGGCCAGTTCTTTGTGCTTGGCAATGTATCAACCAAGGCTTTCCAGCGTGTGCCATTTGATCAGATCACCGCAATCGTAACCAATCCAGACGACAACGAAGACGTATGGTACTTCCGTCGCACTTGGACTCGCAAGGCACAGGACCTTGGCGGCACTAGTGCAAAAGAACAGCAGATGAACGTCTGGTATCCTGCTGACACCTACGCTCCGGAGAATGGCCGTTATGTTGGCCGCATCCAGGACCAGCCTGTAGACATTAACTTCCGCCTATTTGCTAGCCGCGTTAACCGCCGAGCTGGCAACGTATGGGGCATCCCTGACGCATTCCCAGCCCTACCATGGGCTCACGCATACAACGAGTTCCTCAAGGATGGCTCGCGTATGCTCAAGGCTCTCAGTATGTTTGCATGGCAGCTCAAGTCAAAGACTAAGACTGCCGGTCAGGCAGCTGCAGCAGCAATTGCAAATGGTGGAACTGCCGGATCAACTGCTGTCATGGGCGACAACATGGAGCTTTCATCGCTACCTCGTGCAGGATCAGTAGATCTTGGTGATGGTCGCCCACTTGGCTCAATGGTTGCCTCAGCACTTGAGGTCTCGGTAGTTGCACTGCTATCTGATCCGGGTTCATCGGGTGCTTACGGCACTGCACAGACCCTTGATGTCCCGACACTCAAGGCAATGGAAGCTCGCCAGCACGTTTGGACGCTGTTCTACCAGCGTATTCTTAACTTCATGGGTGTCAAGGATGTTGACATTAACTGGCCAAAGATCGAGACTGAGCCTTCGCAGCGAGTCGCACAGTCACTGATCCTTGCTTACGAGGCTGGTTCGATCTGGGAAGACGAGCTCCGCGATGCAATCGTTGAGGCTCTCGATATCAAGAAGATGCGAGCTGACCTGCCTACTGCTAACGGTACCAAGAACGGTGCAGCAGCTACTGGCAGCAGCGTTGTGCCATCACAGGGCAATAGCGGAGCAGTTGGCTCTACCCAGAGCAACACGAATGCAACTCGCAAGGCTGACGCTAAGCCGATCGCTTAATTCTTGTGTGTGGTATACTTAAACCTAGCATTACAACGCTATGGAGAATTTATGACCACTCAACTCACTGAGAGTCTGGACTTCTCGCTTGCTGCACCCACTAAGGGCAACAAGTGGAAGGTGAAGGTTATTGAAGCTGGCTGGGGTAGCTCGGGCTACTACGGTGCTGATATGCTCGCACACTACGGTCCAAACGTATTTACCAAGGGTACTAAGGTTTTTATGAACCACCCTTCAGTTTCGGAAGCCAGCGATCGCCCAGAGCGCAACGTTGAGAAGCTTGCTGGAAAGCTTGTTTCGGACGCTTATTTTACTGAAAACGGCCTTGTTGCCGATATCGAATTCTACTCCCACTACGCTCCGATTATCAAGGAGATGGCTGGCGATGTAGGTCTGTCTATTCACGCCATGGGCTCTGCCGTAATGGGTGAGGCAGAGGGTCGCCAAGGCCCAATCATCGAGTCGCTAGTCACAGATCCATTGACCAGCGTAGATGTTGTTACCGTAGCCGGAGCTGGTGGCAAGTTCTTGTCACTGCTTGAGAGTTACACCAGGAACGATACTGAAACCGAACAGGTTGCAGAATCCCTATCGGAAGGAAATGGAATGTCCATTACCAAGGAAGAGTTTGAGGCTGCAATCGCTGACCTCAAGACCGCCTTCGTTGAGGCACTCTCGCCTGTAATTGAGTCTGTGTCGGTTCTGGCAGAAGCTGCCAAGCCTGCTGAGGCTGAAGAGGGTATAGAGGGCGAGGCCGTTGAGGCTGAGCCAGAGATCGACCCAGTCGACCTCGCTGCTAAGCTTAACGAGTCGGGCCTGCCAAAGGTTGCCCTCGCTCGCGTAGTAGAGGCTCTCAAGGCAGAGGCAAACACCAAGACCGCAGACGAGATCATCGCAGACGAGAAGGCATATGTCACCTCGGTTAGCGAGTCGGCTGCTGTTGCTACTTCGACCGGTGCCACTTTCGGCAAGATCGAGGAAGCTTCGACCACCAACACCCCTGCAAACGAGCTTGACGCTATCGTCGGCCGTATCGCTGGTAAGTAAGAAAAGGAAAAAGTAAATGGCTCTTAACGAGATTTACAAAGTAGCCAGTGAGCTGGTCTTCCCTGTAGCGAGCACCGTTGTTTCGGGCGACTTGGTACAGGTCGGTCAGGTTGTTGGCGTAGCACAGCAGGACGCTGTGACTGGCGAGGATGGCAACACCTACGCAACCCTCAAGCTCGATGGCGTTTTCAAGCTGACCTCGTCGGCTGCATTCACCGTTGGCGCAAACGTTTACCTGACCTCGGCCGGCGTTGTTAACGCTACCGCTTCGGGTAACAAGTTCATCGGTCACGCTATCAAGGCGAAGTCGACGACCACTGCTGGCGATGTTCTCGTCCGCCTGGTATCGGCAGCAGCGTAAGGATAAATTATGGAAAACATTACTTCACGTCAGGTCGAGGCAGCTAAGCTCCTCGAAGGCGCAATCCGTGGTGACAAGAGCGACCAGCTCAAGCTCCGCGAAGGCATTGCAACCAGCGACCTCCCTGTGCAGCTGGCCCCAACCATCAACAAGATCATGCTTCAGAACTACGCAGACCAGCCAAAGGTCTGGGGTTCGTTCGCTCAGAAGCTTGTTGTTGACGACTTCCGCCCAGTCAACTACATGAACCTCGCTTACGAGGACGACGGTGTTGACAACATGGGTGACAAGTTCCGCGAGGGCTCGCTGCCTACCGTTGGCGAGTACGACGAGTACCCAACTGCTGGTTGGTTCTCGTTCTCAGAGGCCGAGTTCGCAGTTAAGAAGTCGGGTTCGCGCATCCGCTTCTCGTGGGAGTCGATCGTTAACGACAACAACATCTCGATTCTTGAGCGTCTGCCTCTTGAGCTTGCTCGCAAGGCTGCTGGCAAGGAAGACGAAGAGGCTACCAAGCAGCTCGTTTCGGCAACTGGCCTTAACACTGGCAACTTCAAGTCGGGTAACCAGAACCTTCTGGCTGGCAACCCAGCTCTGACCCTAGAGTCGCTTGAGGCAGCTATCGTTGCAGCTAACGTCCAGACCTACAATGGCAAGACCATCACTCCGTTCAGCCGTTTCGTACTGGTTGTTAACGCTGGTCTTGAAATGACCGCTAAGAAGATCCTTGCTATCCAGCAGGTTCGCACTGAGGTCACCTCGGGCGACACCGTAACCTCGACTGTTTCGGGCAACCCAATTGCCGCAAACATCCAGGTTGTTGTCAACCCATGGCTGAAGAAGATCAACGCTAGCTCGGACAACTACTGGTTCCTGATTCCGGTTCCTTCGGACACCCTCAACCCAGGTGTTGTTCTTGGTTTCCTCCGTGGTTACGAGTCGCCAGAGCTCCGCGTTAAGGCTAACGGCGGTCTCTACATCGGTGGCGGTCAGGTTCCTGCCCGCGAAGGTTCGTTCGACAACGACGACTTCGAGATGCGAATCCGTCACATCGCAACTGGTGGCATGATCATGCCAACCGGTACCATCGCTTCGACTGGTGCTGGCGCTTAATAACTAAGCCCAAAGAATTACCCCTCGACCTTCCGGTCGGGGGGTTTTCTTTTGTGCTGATGTTGTGCTATAATGTTCTTCCGTCAAAATTTAGCAAAGGAGAAAATCATGGATGTAACCGTATATTCACTACCATCGTGCGTTCAGTGCGACAGCACCAAGCGTCTGCTCAAGCGAGAGAACATTGCCTTTAACGAGGTGGATCTTTCGGAGGATGCAGCAGCAATGGAGCTCGTTCGATCGCTTGGCTACCAGGCTGCACCAGTAGTCATTGCTGGCGACAAGCACTGGAGCGGATTCCGCATGGATCAGATCATGCAGCTTGTAAAGTAACCACACACAAAGGAGCCAAATGGAAAACAACTATAACTATCATGAATTAAACGCAATGATCAACCTCTGGGACTCAGAGGGCAAGTTGCAGTTGCACAAGGATAAGGAAGCAGCACGATCATACTTCCTTGACCACGTTAACCAGAACACCGTCTTCTTCCACAGTCTGGAGGAGAAGCTCAACTACCTAGTTGAACACGACTACTACGACCAGTCTGTGCTGGACCAGTATGGCTTTGAGGATATCAAGGCGGCATTCCAGCAGGCTTACGCTCACAAGCACCGCTTTGAGGCATTCATGGGCGCATACAAGTTCTATACCTCGTATGCCCTGAAGACCTTCGATGGCACTCGCTACCTAGAGCGTTTCGAGGATCGCGTTGTCATGAACGCTTTGGTGCTAGCACAGGGTGACATTAAGGTTGCCAAGAAGCTGATCGACGAGATAATCTCGGGTCGCTTCCAGCCAGCAACTCCGACGTTCCTGAACGCAGGCAAGAAGCAGCGTGGTGAGTTTGTCTCGTGCTTCCTGCTCCGTACCGAGGATAACATGGAGTCGATCTCTCGTGCAATCAACTCGTCGCTGCAGCTGTCGAAGCGCGGTGGCGGTGTTGCACTTAACCTATCAAACATCCGCGAGTCGGGTGCACCGATCAAGAAGATCGAGGGCCAAAGCTCGGGCATCATCCCGGTTATGAAGCTTCTCGAAGACAGCTTCAGCTACGCCAACCAGCTTGGTGCACGCCAGGGTGCCGGTGCCGTCTACTTGAACGCACACCACCCAGACATCATGAAGTTCCTCGACACCAAGCGCGAGAATGCCGACGAGAAGATCCGCATCAAGTCGCTCTCGATCGGTGTGGTTGTGCCAGACGTGACCCTCGAGCTGGCTCGCACCAACGAAGACATGTACCTGTTCTCGCCATACGACGTCGAGAAGGTTTACGGTGTGCCATTCGGCGACATCTCGGTCACCGAGAAGTACCAGGAGATGGTCGACGACTCGCGAATCAAGAAGACCAAGATCAAGGCTCGTGTGCTATTCGAGCGTATCGCCGAGCTGCAGTTTGAGTCGGGCTACCCGTACATCATGTATGAGGACACCGTCAACAACGCTAACCCGATCGCCGGTCGCATCAACATGTCGAACCTGTGCTCAGAGATCCTGCAGGTGAACAGCCCATCTGTTTACAACGAAGATCTGTCATACGCTGAAATTGGAACTGACATTAGCTGTAACCTCGGATCGCTCAACATTGCCAAGGTAATGGATGGTGGCAACCTAGCTCAGACCGTAGATACCTCAATTCGGGCTCTGACGGCCGTCTCAGACCTCAGCAGCATCGAGTCGGTCCCATCTATCAGGGACGGTAATAAGAGGGCTCACGCGATCGGTCTAGGGCAGATGAACCTACATGGATTCCTAGCTCGTGAGCATATCCACTACGGATCGGAAGAAGGCGTAGATTTTACGAACATGTACTTCTATGCAGTGGCTTATCACGCAATCAAGGCAAGCAATAAGATTGCTAAGGAACGCGGCGAAACCTTTGCTGGATTTAATAACTCGAAGTACGCCACTGGTGAGTTCTTTGACAAGTACACTCAGCAGGAATGGAAGCCGGCTACCAAGAAGGTTGAAGATCTGTTTGCCAAGTTTGGTATCGAGCTACCTACTGTGCATGACTGGGAGCTTCTGAAGAAGTCAGTCAAGGCACACGGTATCTATAACCAGAACCTGCAGGCCGTACCACCAACCGGTTCGATCAGCTACATCAACAACTCGACCTCATCGATTCACCCGATTGCTTCAAAGATCGAGACTCGCAAGGAGGGCAAGCTGGGCCGCGTTTACTACCCGGCTCCGTACCTCAGCGATGACACGATGGAGTACTTCCAGGATGCCTACGAGGTTGACCCAGAGGCTATCATCGACACCTATGCTGCGGCAACTCAGCACGTCGACCAGGGCCTCTCGTTGACCCTGTTCTTCAAGGACACTGCAACGACCCGAGATGTTAACCGAGCACAGATCTACGCTTGGAAGAAGGGCATCAAAACTATTTACTATATCCGCATTCGCCAAATGGCTTTGGATGGTACTGACGTTGAACAATGCGTCAGCTGCATGTTGTAAGGATTATCAATGAAAATAATTAGAGCGATGAACTGGAATGATATCAAGGATCCAGTTGATCTTGATGTATGGAATCGTCTAACGTCAAACTTTTGGTTACCGGAAAAAATACCACTATCCAACGATATTGCATCGTGGGAGACTCTAACTGATGAAGAGAAACTACTGACAATGCGTGTCTTCACTGGACTAACCCTGCTTGACACTATTCAGGGTAGCGTTGGAGCGATTAGCCTTATCCCAGATGTGCAAACTCCGCATGAAGAGGCTGTGTTATGCAACATCGCATTTATGGAGCAGGTGCATAACCGATCATACAGCTCGGTATTCTCCACACTCACTTCTAGTCACGAGATCGAGGAGGCATTCCGCTGGAGCGAGGAGAACCCTTATCTCCAGAAGAAGGCCGAGACGGTACTGAAGTACTACCATGGAGATGATCCACTGAAGCGCAAGATCGCCTCGACCCTGCTCGAGTCGTTCCTGTTCTACTCGGGCTTCTACCTGCCTATGTATTGGTCGAGCCGCGCAAAGCTCACCAACACCGCAGACCTGATCCGCTTGATCATCCGTGACGAAGCTGTGCATGGCTACTACATTGGATACAAGTTCCAGCAGCAGCTACGAGCAGAGAGCCCGGAGCGTCAGGAGGAACTGAAGGCTTATACCTACGACCTGCTGCTTGAGCTATACGAGAATGAGTGCAAGTACACTCACGACTTGTATGACGCTAAGGGCTTGTCGGAAGATGTTAAGAAGTTCCTGCACTACAATGGCAACAAGGCCTTGATGAATCTTGGATTCGACCCACTGTTCCCGAAGGAAACCTGTGACGTCAATCCAGCGATCTTGTCAGCCCTGTCTCCAAACGCAGACGAGAATCACGACTTCTTCTCTGGCTCGGGTTCAAGCTACGTCATGGGAAAGCATGAGTCGACAACTGACGACGACTGGGAATTCTAGTCCACAACTGAATAACATGATATAATATATACGCGGATACCTCCTTTCCGCGTGTGTGTGTTACAAGACCCCCTTGTTGAGCCTTCTTGCTCCGAGGGGGTCTTTTCTTTTGTTCACGATAGAATAGACGTACAATGATCATTTTCCCAGATAACAATCTCCCTCAGCAGTCGCAAGATTGGGCTGATAAGGTTGAGAATGAAATAAAGAAACTAGACAAGAAGTCTGGTGGATCTGGCGCACCCGGAAGCGATGGAGTTCCGGGACCAAAGGGCGAACAGGGCGAGCAGGGTGTACAAGGAGAGCAAGGGCCAGAGGGCCTCGTTGGACCGCAAGGTATCCAAGGCGAACAAGGAATACAGGGTATCCAAGGTGAGGTCGGACCTCAAGGAGCTCAAGGACTTGAGGGGCCTGAAGGTCCGCAAGGTATCCAAGGTCCACAGGGCGAAACTGGACCTATGGGACCGCAGGGTCCTCAAGGAGTGCAGGGCCTCCCAGGCGCAGACGGCAATACTGGACCGCAAGGAATCCAAGGTATTGCTGGTCCTCAAGGACCACAAGGCATACAAGGCGAAACTGGTCCTACTGGTCCACAAGGTGACACTGGTCTCACGGGTTCTATGGGGCCTATGGGTCCTTCTGGGGCAAAGGGAGATCAAGGCCTTCAAGGATATCAGGGACTAACTGGTCTCTCGGCCTATCAGATTGCACAGCTAAATGGCTTCAATGGAACTGAGCAAGACTGGCTAGCATCGCTAGTTGGCGCAGATGGTGCTACTGGCCCACAGGGACCTCAAGGTGACGCTGGAATCCAAGGACCCGCCGGCCCTAAAGGTGACACCGGTTTAACTGGCTCACAGGGCATACAGGGCATACAGGGCCTCACTGGAGCCACTGGTCCACAGGGACCATCTGGCGTAGCCTATGCAACATCGCCAGTTGAGTATAACTCCGGCACTCAGACTATCTCGCTTAACTATAATCTACTTATCATCAATGGCGGTACGGCATAATGACTACTGATCTTCCAACTAACCTAGGCTATGGCACAGTGATTGGCCGCTTCCTTTTGGCTTACGCAGACAGCGCAGATGCTGGTAATGAGCCAGACGGTATTGCAGCCGTAGGCAGCGTCTTCTTTGTGCCATCTGTAAACGCAGTCAAAAACCCTACCGCCAGTCCAGCTCCGGTAACGATCATGCCAGCCACTGTGGAATGCACTCTCGACGCAGAAGGCTACCTCTATGGCCCGCAGGGCGGTCGAGGTGTGAGACTGATTGCCACTGATGATCCTGATACCATCCCAAACAATTGGTACTGGACCGTAAAGTTCAAGCTTACCGATCAGGGTGGAACTCCACTCAATGGGCTCGACAATAAGATGCTAACCCTGTCTGGCGGCGAGACCCTAGACTTGACTCTGGTATAGGATAATAATGCCGATCATTGATCTACCTTCAAACCTAAGCTACGGAACCGTAACTGGCCGCTTCCTGCTAGCATACGCTGATAGCGTTGATGGCGATGTATACCCAGATGGCCAAGCAGCCAAGGGCTCGATCTTCTTTACGCCATCGCCAGCTTACTTGCTAGATGCTACTGCTAGCCCAGATCCAGTCACTGTTGTTCCAGCTACAGTTGAGGCAACTCTAGATGCAGATGGCTACCTGTGCGGTTATGGAACAACTCGCGGCATTCGCCTGCTTGCTACTGACGATCCGCAGGCCAACCCAGTCAACTGGACTTGGGAGGTGAGCTTCCGTCTTACCGACCAGACTGATACTCCAGTCAACATTGAGCCATACAGTTTCAGCCTGCCATCCGGCACAACCGTTGACCTCACCGCGCTCTCTCCTGTGCCAGGAGCTGACGGAACGTTCTACACCGTAGGCGCAACCGGTCCACAGGGTGAACAGGGAATCCAAGGTATTCAGGGCATCCAAGGTATTCAAGGTATCCAAGGCGAGAAGGGTGACACTGGCGATCAGGGTATTCAGGGTATCCAGGGCATTAAGGGCGACAAGGGAGACACTGGAGATACTGGACCTCAAGGCATCCAAGGTATACAGGGTGAACAGGGTATTCAAGGCCCACCGGGATCCCTTGATAATCTGAACGCAACAGACCCTATCGTGTATAATAGTAGTACATCGACTTTGACATTTGACCCTACTTATGTCACATTTATTAATGGAGGAACGGCGTAATGCCAGTCCAAACTCGAATTCAGCTGCGTCACGATACTGCAGCAAACTGGACCTCAACAAATCCAGTCCTAGCAGTTGGTGAGGCTGGTGTAGAAACCGATACTAAGCTTGTAAAGCATGGTGATGGCGCTACTGCATGGGTTTCACTTGCATACCAGAATACTGGTGTTCCAACCGGTGGCACTGCAGGACAACTACTTGCAAAGAGTAGCAGTACTGATTTTGCAACGCAGTGGACTAATGATCTATCTGCTGTAAATTCGATCGGCTTTGATACAACCCCAACTGGTGTACCTACTGCTACTGGAACACTGTCTTGGAATACTGTTGATAACACGCTTGACCTGCAGGCTCCGGGTATTACTTATCAGCTTGGTCAAGAACTTGCACAGAACGTAAAGCGTTTTGACTCGTCTGGCTTGACTAACGGCAAGGTTGTCTATGTAGTCGGCTCTGACGGCGCAAATATGCTCGTCGATTACTCCATTGCTACTAGCGATACCACTTCAGCTAAAACACTTGGCGTTATGACCGATGACGCTTCTGGCGGTTCAAAAGCACCGTGTACAACCTTCGGTCTAGTTCGCAACATCGATACATCTACGCTTACTGAAGGCGCAACTGTATGGCTATCTAGCACTGTTGCTGGTGGTATGACTACGACTAAGCCAGTTGCTCCAGCACACACTGTGCAGATTGGTTACTGTACTCGTTCACATGCAACTCAGGGTTCTATATTTGTAACCGTACAAAATGGTTACGAGGTTGATGAGCTACATGACGTGCTTATCGGCACCAAAGTTGATGGTCAAGTAATTACTTATGAGGCTTCAAGTGGCCTCTGGAAAAACAAAACACCAGTTGACCCAACTATCACATCAATTAATGCGCAGACTGGAACTACTTACACTGTCGCATTGACTGACCACAACAGGATGGTTGAACTAAATAACGCCGCTGCAATTTCGGTAACTGTACCAACCAATGCAACAACTGCATTTCCTGTTGGCGCAACCATAACCCTACTTCAGACTGGCGCAGGTCAGGTAACTGTTTCAGGTGCTGGCGGCGTTACCCTTGATAAGACTCCGGGAAATAAACTGCGTACGCAGTGGTCATCAGCAACGCTAATTAAGCGCGCAACTGACTCATGGGTTCTGATTGGAGACTTGGCAATCTAATGTCCCGTTTATCTATATCCGCACAGATGGCATCGGTGCGAAAGCGCTTTGTGGATACTTTCAACCGCACTAGCACTGGCATTGGCACCGCAACTGATGGCTCGCAATGGACTACTGTGCGCGGTTCATTCAATGTCACACCTACGACTGCTACGTCTACCGATACGAACTATCCGATTGCTGTTCAGGAAATGCCTTATCAGGATGCTGACATGCTGATTGCAACCGGGGGCAACGGCACTGGCGGCTCATTCTGGGTAACGGATAGCAACAACTGGTGGGCTGCTGGCTTAGAGCAGACAACCGTGAGCTGCAACTGCAGTTACTACTACTACTGCTCGTCAACTGGCTGCACTGGCTACGGTTGTACTGCAACCGGTTGCACGTCCTACACCTGCTCCAGCTACATCTGTGTCGCCTATGGCTGCCTTGGCTACGGCTGCTCGCAGTACTCGCGTGGTAACTGTATTGCCTATGGCTGTGCTCTTTATGCTGGCTATGGTTGCATTGCCTATGCCTGCAATGGCTATTCTTGCTCGGGCTACGGTTGTACTGGCTATGGATGCACTACTTATGGTTGCACTGGCTATTCGCAGGGGCAGACTTGTCAGACCTGCTATCCTCGCTCAATCCGCATCCTTCAGTCGGTTGCTGGAACCATTTCATCGATCGGTCAATGGACTCTTAGTACCGCCGCTAGTGCGCTTAGGGTAAAGACCAAGGGCGATCAGATCAAGCTTAGTACCTATTCGGATTCAGCTGGAACTTCGATCATTGATTCAGAGATAACCTATGACGCCAGCTCACCAACGAAGACTAAAAAGTACGGACTCAACGTGGCACCAGCAACTTATAATCAAAGTACCACAATTAACGGAATCACAATCAATCCAAATTAAGGAATAAAATGTCACTCCCAGAAGTACCTGGACTATCAGTCCTTGATGGCGCATCGGAAGCGATCTACAGCATTGCTGTCGTAATCAATGACACTGTTTATCAGGTCATCTCGACCGATGGACAGTCAGCTGCGCAGTTCTTGGCTCAGCCAACCTTTGTGCAGGTAGACCGCAACGAGGTCCAGCCTGGAATGAAGTATGATCCAGAATCTGGAACATTCTCAAACCAGTAACAAAATAAATAAAGGGCGAAATGAAACTAATTAGATTTGTAACAAACCTTGCGGCGCATGGCGGCGCAGGGCAGCCTGTGCCAGCAAAGCGCATTTTCCCAGAGTGGTTCAAGATGGCTGAGTCATTTTACAAAACTGCCGAGACTGGTGAGGAATTGCGACCTGGCCTAAAGGAATGCAAGCCATACATGGATGCCATGATCACTGGATATTACCTAGTGTGGCCTTGTGACGTCCACGTCAAGATTACTGAAGACGGTTCACTGGATATTACTTGGGAGTCAGATAAGGTTGGTCAGATTATCAATGAGCGACCAAAAGAGATGGGGCACACTATGCCTCGTCCGTTTGGTTTTGCTCCAAACCATCTAGTCTTTGCCGGCATGTGGGGATGGCGCACTCCAAAGGGTTGGTCAACTATCGTGACTCACCCACTGAATCAGGTTGAGTTGCCATTTTATACGGTCACTGCAATCATGGACTCGGACGAGTTCTGGGGCGCGGGCAACATTCCGTTCTTCATCCGTGAAGGCTGGGAGGGCACAATAAAGGAAGGCACTCCTTTTGCTCAGGTAATCCCATTGAAGCGTGAGTCATGGATGATGGTGGAGAACGATCAGGGCCTCGCCGGAACCCTAGAGGCGCATGCTCAGATTGTCCGTGATGAGAAGCGTTCGTACAAGCGCACTATGTGGCACCGTAAGGAATACAATTGAAAACTCTCAAGCGCGAGAAGATTGTTCTCGACCGTAACCCAGACCTAATTGAGATGACCTTGCGTCAGTTCTTCAAGATTGCGCTGGTCGAGCGAATTATTTTCAAGCAGCAGAAGAAGTATAAGATTGAGCAAGGCAAAGTTGTCCAGTTTGAAGACCCAAAGGTTTACAAGCTGGCAATTGTTCTGGATGACCATGTTCACGATGTATTGCGTGTTAATGAGCGCCTTGCTGACATCCTGCTATCGCAACCAAAATTTGTTGAATTCACTGATGAAGATCATGTTCACCCAGGAAGGACCGATTATGTCGACGGACAATTCTTCACTGCCGAAAGTGCCGAAACTGGCGAAGCCGTGGGACATGCTCAACCCGAACATCGGTCGAGTTACTGAGGAGCAACTAGAGGAGCGTTTGGCGGTCTGTCAGGGCTGTCCATTCCTTTTCAAAATTTCAAAGCAGTGCCGTAAGTGTGGTTGCCATATGCCTTGGAAAGCAAGTTTGCCTCACTCAAGTTGCCCAATTGGCAAGTGGGATGCCATAGAAGATAAAGAAAATAATTAGATCAGGTAAAATAGAATCATGCCTACCGTACCAGACATTTATCCACCCGATTACAGCACAGCTATTGGTCAGGTCCGCCTACTGATTCCAGATGTTGAGCAGTTGGTCGATCCGGCCAATCCGCTCGGCACTGGCGAGTACCTATTCAACGATGCACAGATTCAAGCATTCGTTTCGATGTACTCGGATAACATCAAGCGAGCAGCCGCTCAGGCAAAGCTCGTTTTGGCAACTAGCGAAGCCCTGATCAATAAGGTGATCCGCACTACGGACTACACTACTGATGGTGCTAAGCTGGGTGCTGAGCTTCGCGCACAGGCAAAGATGCTGCAGGATGAAGCCGCTCAGGACGACGCTCTTGATTCAGCTGACAGCTTCCTAGTTGTTGGATATACTACTAAGTGGGATAACTCTTGGCTCTAAACTCTCGCGGATCAATTGATCCTCGCTGGCTAACCCATAACCGATCAGTCGGTTATGGGCTTCAGCTTGCTCAGGTTGAAGTCTACAACCCAGATAGCACTGGCCAGACGTATGATCCAACCACGAACACATGGACTGGAGACAAGCTGATCAGCTACACTGGCCCTGCTCGTGTGCAGCAGATTGGGAATGCCGGCGATGCTGGTGATACCTATAACCCAACGTTATTCCAGAACGTTCGCGTTGAGCTACCATTTGGCAAGAACACGCTTGCCGGTAGTAACGGAGTCGTTCCGGACATTCGCCCGAACGATCGACTTATCGTCACTTCGTCACCGTATAATGACGTTCTTACTAAATTTGTATTCAGCGTTGTTGGCGTAATCAACTCAAGCAATGCTTGGGAGCGCACACTTCTGTGCAGAGTCGATACTGAACTGGACCCAACGAATAGCTAATGACTAGAAGTGTACCGGGTGTTCGCCGCATTAGACGCGGAGAGAGCAACCCTAGCAAGGCTCATAGGGCTGGAACTAGACGCGCTAGCACTAGTCGCCAGCAGTCTGGTGAGGGTTACTCGACTAATCGCGGCGATTCACGCACTCACTTTGAGATCTCAATCGAGCATGGTGACTGGGGTAATACAGTTGCGGCGGCAAAGCGTATCATTGATCAGAACCTAGGTAATGTTCAGAAGTTCTTCAGCAGTCTGGAATCTGAAAGACTTCAGGTTCCTCGCGGTAATTTTGGTGAATCTATTACAATGTCTTTTAAGAGCAAAGAAAAGAAGAACATTGATAAAGCTACTATCGATCCATTCCTAGCTCTCCAGCATTTTCCGATCAATGCTGCTCGTGAGCTGCTAAATGATATTGGTGCAATCGGCATCAGTGAGATCCAGCATGGAATCCGTAATCCTGAAGGCCGCCCACGAAGTGCTCGATACGATACTGGCCTCATGTATAACAGCGTTGACCAACGCATCCGATATAATCAAAATAGCACTACTGTGCAAATTGGCTGGAACAGAACATTCCGCAAATACTTTGACTACCAAGAGCGAGGAACGTTCCTTGTTGGTCCTATGAACGCCATTCAAGGCGGATACCGTAGAACGCTGCCAAAGGCATACAACCTTATGTCACGTTATTTTGCAAACTACTCGAAGAAGACTGGCTTCTCAGGAAGGTATGACAAGTGAGCCTAGACCTACTAGCTGTGCATGATCAGATAACGGCAAAGCTCCGTGAGCTACCACAGGACGTATACGAGACCACTGCACCGGATGATAGCAAACTGCGTTTTGATGGATTGGGTAACGTGCTACCATACATCGTTATCACCTACACTGACATGTACGAGAACACTGACTCGAATGGTATTCTTAGCACTCGCTATGACACTAAGGTTTCGTATGCAGATGTTATCTGCGTTGGTCCAACTGAGCGATCAGCTCGACAGGTGTCCAATGTAGTCCGAGATAAACTTCTTGGCTTTGTTCCTAGCGATGCTGGTGAACTTAGGCTAGAAGGCGGCACAGCATATGCTGCAAAAGACAATAAGCCAAACCGTTATTCTGCTGAGATCTCATTCGCGTTCCCAGTTAACACTGTATGGTAAAATAGAAGGTAAATGGAAGGATTCTGATGGCTCTCGCTAAGAATACCAAGACCGGTGAAACGGTCACCGTTCCAGCGCACTATCTGGGACACCCAGTTTTGGGCAAGAACCTCGTTGCTGTTGGCACTGAGGCTCCGGCTGCACCAAAGAAAGAAAAGAAAAAGGAGCAGCCAGCTCCGGAGGTTGAGCTAGTAGTAGCTGAACCAGAACCAATCATCAACGAAAATGAGGAACTAGAAGATGGCAACTAAGCTGCTTCGACCTAATGTTGGTATCTACGTTGCTGCTGCAGACGCTTTTGCAAACTGGGCAGCTCCGACTCTCACTGAGATTACCAATGCCACCAAGGTCTTTAACATTTCACAGGCTGTAACCGATGCTTACACCCTGAACATGACCGACTCGGACGTTGACAACTCGCTTGCGATTGTTGACAACGCTTCGGTTTCGACCCCAACCATGTACAACTACGAGGCCTCGCTTGACGGCTTCCGTGACGCTAACCCAGCAGCTGACTCAGCTTACAACCTGTTCTACAGCAAGTTTGCAGCAGCTACTGTTGGTACCAAGTACTTCCTGATCAAGCGTATCGGCAAGTCGCACGATGCGGCCTTCGCTGCTGGTGACCTTGTTAGCGTTTACGGCGTAACCACCGACTACCCAATTGACATTGTTGCCGATGGCGCAATGATCATGACTGGTGCTCGCTTCCTCACTACTGGTCAGGTTGCAGTTAACGTTGCAGTAGCAGCTGGTACTGCTGGTGCAGGCCCACTCACCAAGGCAACTGTTGGTACTAAGATTCAGTCAAATGGCAATCTCGCTGTTTACTGGGTTCCAAAGGCTGATATCACTGATGAGGCTGCATTCCTTGCCGGCCCAGCTGAGGCTGACATTACTGGTGGCGTTAACCTTACCGATGCAATTGCATGGGATGGCTACGAGCTCGGTGCAGCTGAGTCGAACAAGGTTGACGACAAGGGTATTGCTGACGCATCGAACGCACAGAACCGTGGCTTTGCTCAGTTCACTGGCTCGCTTACCTTCTTCCGTGGCATCACCTCGGAGTCGGGTACTGCTTATGCAAACGCATTCGATACTTTCAAGGCTGCAACTGACGTTCGCCCAGAGGGCTTCCTTGTATCGCGTATTGGCGCAGGTGCAGGTGCAGTCGCTGCTGACGACGTAGTTTCGATCTTCAAGTTCGTAGCTGACGCAGCTAGCGACAACACCGAAGGCGAAGACTCGGTCAAGTTTACCGTCAAGTTCCAGCCACAGGGACAGATGGCAATCAACAAGACTGTAGCCTAACAAAAGACTGGTCGGGAGAGGGTTTGCGCCCGTTGCCCTCTCCCGACCTTAAACTCTCAATGGGCGATTTTCCATCGGAAGGCGCAATCAAATGGATGAAATCGATAACGTAATTAGCCTCGTTGAGGCCGCACAAAAAAAGGGAACCTTTAGCCTCGCAGATGCGATTCAGGGCAAGGCAAACCCAAAGGATGATGTTGAGGTATACCTCGACGCAGAGACAGCTTATGAGCTGATCAAGCTTAATGAAGAACTTATTGGTCAGCCAGATCCAGAGCTAGCCGACAAACTTAAGGCAGAAGCCGACAAGCTGGTAGAGAAGATCCAGCAGTCAAAGGTTATCTTCCACATGCGTGGAATTGATCAGCGCGAGACTGAGCTCATTGAGAAGCGTGTTCGTGCAAAGTTTGAAGACATTGACGATGAAGAAGAGATCATGGTCAGCTACTTGTGCGAACTTGTAGCAGCCAACATCGTTAGCGTTGAGGATGCAGACGGTAACCTAGACGAGCATGTGTACACTGGCAGAGAGATCGCCAACGTTCGTAACGTAATGCCAGTTGAGTCATGGAACAAGATTGTCCAGACCATGCAGGGACTAACTCTAGCTACCGGTTACTTCAAGGGGCTGACTGACGCAGGTTTTTTACCGAAGTCCTAACTTGGGAATATAACCGCGCCTACATAACTAAAATTCGTGCAGCATTGAAGGCCGGCATTCGTCCGGTCTCAATGCTGTTTCACGAGCAGCCGACTGATCCATGGAATGAATTTGACTTCCTACTGGTAGAGGCAATGCAGATCTTGGAAGATGAAACCTGTTCAGACTGCGGTAACCCGATCTGGATCTGTCGCAATGAAGACGCATCCAATGTTGGGTTTAAAATTAAGGTTTCAACTTGCTTTGCTAAGGCTGAACTAGATCGCTGGAGTGAATCAAACAAGAAGCGCAAGAAGGAACTTGGCCCTGGCGAAGCTCCTTATATCGTTGCATACACATACGACGGAAGCGATATGCCAACACGCATGTCATTCTACGAGGGCCTATCCGATAAGATAGAATAGTATAAAGTTTCTACGATACGGCGGTTTGCTTTGGCTACTAACATCCTGAACCTTGAAGCTCGACTTCAATTTTCTGCAGGCGATCTAAAGAAAGGGGTCACTAAAGCTAAAGGTGACCTCACTGATTTGCGTAAGGCTCTTACTGACACCTATAAGAGCATCGGAAATAGTGCTACCGCAAATAGTAACAAGAACGTCCAGGCAGTACGCGCAGATATCACTCGCCAAATAAAGGAGGTCGACCGCCTTAAGAAGGCCGGCGTCAAGAACCTATCAGAAGCTACTCCACTCCGCCGAGCAAGCATATATGGTGGACTGACTGCTATTAGTAAGAACCTGAACAAGGGTCTCAATCTTAACGCCGCTGGTGTCGACAAGGATATTGCTAAGAAGGCTGCTGAAGAGCAGAAGCTCTACAATATGCAGCTTACTGATGCTCGCGAGAAGGCTCGCAATACTGGCACAGAGCTTGAGCGTCTATTCTACATTATGCACCGAGGCAATGGTGAAGTTGTTGACTTCTCGCAACACGCTATCAGCCTTCGTTATGCGCTTTACGATCTATCAGCTGTATCACGCAATGTTGGAACTAACTTCCTACAGTTTGCCACCGCAATGGTTATGGCTGGCGCAAAGCAGGAGAGCGCATTCACTCAGGTTGAAAAGACTCTTGAGGGCGTAGATGCCAATGGTGTGCAAAAACTTAAAGATGGCCTAATTAAGCTATCGCAGACTATCCCAGTTGCCTTCGCTGATGTATCAAACATTGCTATGCTTGGTTCGCAGCTTAACGTTGCACAGGATCAACTGATTGGCTTTACCGATACGGTAGCTAAATTCTCAACGCTGTCTGGGATGTCGGCTGAGGAATCAGCTATGGGCTTTGGTAAGATAGCTAATGTTCTTGGGCTTGTAGACGCACAGGGCAAGATCAGCGGTGACGCTATGAAGTACCTTGGTTCTGCAATTGTTGCAGTTGGTTACAACGCAGCAGCCACTGAATCACAGATCATTGCTACCGCAAAGCAAATTGGTGCAATCTCTACCGCTGCTGGTATTAGCGCTACTGATACCATCGCCCTTTCTAGCGCACTGGCTTCGCTTGCAATCGCCCCAGAAGAAGCTCGTGGCGTTACTGTGCAGCTCTTTAGCGAGATTAACAAGGCAGCCAATTCACTATACAAGGGTCTTGACTCTGGCAGTGAGCGACTTCGCGTATTTGCTGAAGTTGCTGGTATGTCGCAAAAAGAATTTGCTGCGGCTTGGAAAGACAAGTCTTCGCAGAATTACTTCCGTACTATTGGCGAAGGTGCTAATGCTAGCAAAATTGCCATGAATGGTGCCACCTACGCTTTTGAGGAATTCATTGCTGGTCTAGGCAAGGGCTATGACGTTCAGAACATCCTTAAGAAGATTGGCCTTGATGGCGTTCGCACTAGCAAGGGCATTACTGCGCTTGCCGGTGGCTTTGCTGGACTACAGCAGCAAATTGATATTGCTCGCCAGAACGGTCTTGAGGGAACCTTCCTTGATAAAGCGTATGGCGTTATCGCAGATGATATTAATTCAAAGTTGACCAAGATTAAGAATAGCTTTGAAGCACTCATGGCTGTTGGCACCGATAATTCGCCAATGAAAAATATTCTTGGTGGACTTCTTGATGTCATTAATGCGCTACTAATTGGATTGCAGAAATTTAGCTCCAATGGCTTTGGGTCCGCAATGACGGCTATCGCTGTATCGTTGGCTGCAATTATTGGTGCTATCGGTGTGCTTGGATCGATGCTGCTTGTTGGAGCTGGATCGATGCTAGCGATGCGTACTGCATTTGCCAATGCGGCACAGGCTGGTGTTTCATTCAATGGCACTTTGATGCGTATCATTGCGACTATGCTTGGCTTTAATAAAACGCAGATCGACACAATTGTGTCAGCGCAAGCTGCTAAGATTGCTGCCGAAAAGGAGGCAGCAGCACTTGCTGCCGTTGGCGTTGGTGGCGAGGTTGCATCTACCGGAATTAAGGCAGCTACTGTAGCTACCAAGGCATTCAAAACGGTAATCGCTAGCAGCCTTATTGGAATTGCGCTATATGCAATCCTTGCAATCGCTGAAGGCTTCATGAGTGTTGATGATGCTGCCACTAGTGCTGCCAATGGTGGACTTAATGGAGCCCAGCAGGCAATGAAGGATGCTAGCAAGGAAGCATCCACCCTAAAATCAGAGCTGCAAGATCTGTTTGATGCTTATACTGTTGGCGCAACGAACTCACGCAAGCTGGATAACGCACTTTACTCGACTGGTCGTGCAGCTAAGGATGTAGCCGGACAGTTTGGAGTAAACTCACAAGCCGTTCGCGACTATGAAGACACTGTTAGTGGAGTTATCTCTGCAGCTGTCGCCATGTATGGTGACAATACCTCTAACCTCAAGGCGTACCTGATCCAGTATTTGGCATTTATCCAGAAGACTGGTATTGCTACTCAGGGTGCAATTGACATGCTTAATGGCATTATCAATGGTGCGCTTCAGGGTGTCAATGCTTCATCGCTAAAGGTGCCATTCGAGCAGATCACTGCTGGCATGAAAGATACTGGAGCAGCGGCTCGCGGAGCAGCGGCTGACGTCAAGACCCTCCTTGAGGTTGTGCAACAGGCGCTCAAGAGTATGAACAATGCGTCGTCTATGTATGCAGCGCTTCGCGATCTTGGCAGCTCAATCACAGGCATTGGCAAGAGTTTCAGCACCATGACCAATGAAGGTTCAGCTGCATTTGACTCGCTTAACTCTTCGATCGAGCAGATTGTAACTAATGCAAATGAGAATCCACAAAATGCTGCAAACCAGCTAGGTGCTCTTCGTAAGGCCCTCTGGCAGGTTGGCGTTACTTCACGCTCAGCATACATCATGATTGATAAGGCAATCTCTGCGACTGGCAAGAAGGCTAAAGTTTCTGCTAAGGATGTAACTACTTACTTCAAGCAGCTAGCTGCTGGGCTTACCGGATCAACTCAAGATCAAGCTCGTACTATCAATGACTGGGCTGATGAAGTTGCCGGTGTGATTAAGGATGCACTTGATATCCGCTTCCGCAGTGGCACCGCACAGGATGCAATCACTAGTGGCTGGCGTAGTATGGCGGACGCTGCTCGCGATGCAGCTGATGCAGTTGACTCAGCTAAGCAGTCGCTTGACGAGATCAATGCCAATAAAGATGTGCTCAGTTATCAGCTTGGGATTGCAATCAAGTATGGCGACACCCTTCGTGCAAATGCCCTGCAGGCGCAGATTAGTAAGGCTAACTCGGATGCTGCAAAAGCAACCAAGGATCTGGCTGATGCACAAGCCAAGCAAAGTACATCGCTGACCGACAACTCTGACGCCGCAATCCGCAATCGCGGTGCGCTACTTGATATGGTTGGAAAGTATCAGGCTTACTTGGTAACCCTAGCTAAGACTACTACTGACCAGACTAAACTCAAGAATGAAGCTGAGAAGCTTCGTGGTGAGTTTGAATCGCAGGCAAAGGCTCTTGGCTTCCTACCAAGTGATATCAAGGAATATGCAGATTCGATCAGCAGTGACTTTGTTACTGCAATCAAGGAAATTCCAACTAACATTACCTTGAAGTTGACCGGCGATTCAGCTATCATTCAGGCTCTGAAGAGCTTTGCTGTAAAGGCAAATGCTACACTAGCAACCATTAAGACTAACATTACTCCTACTGTTACACCAGTTGCTGGCGGTGCGCCACAAACTGGAGCAAAGGCTACTACTGTATTCAGTGGAGGAACTAGCACTAGTGGAGCTCCGATTACTCCAAATGGAGGAATGCCATCGACGGCAACTCCGAATAATACTGGATCAATTGATCTCGGTAATGGAATGATCTTGTCGCCGTCTCTATATGCTCGCAAGTCGATGCTCCGTGATGATCCAAGCACTCCTGAGCTAGACCCTAACTGGGTAGCAATCTCTGATAACACTATTAAGATCAGCCGCAGTGGACGACCAATTCCAAGTTCGGCAGCCCAGACTACTCTTACTGCCCGTGAAACTGCACTGAACAACGAGATGGCCAAGTGGCTGTCATATACTCCAGCGCAGAAAAAGCAGCAGAAGGCTGGGCATGATGCTAACGTTAAGATGCTGTATGACTCAATCAAGAGCTACTATGCAACCTATGGCTATGGCTATGCGACTGGTGGCTATGTAAGCGGTCCGGGAACTGGAACTAGCGACTCGATTAACGCTCGACTGAGCAATGGTGAATTTGTCATGAAGGCTGCAGCTGTGCGAACCTATGGCGCAGACTTCATGAATGCCCTTAACCAGATGCAATTGGCTCGACCAAGCTACCAAGGCGGCTCAACAGCAGCCGGATCCGGCTCGACCATGGTATACTTGAGTCCAGAAGATCGGGCGCTTTTGCGAGCTGCCATTGACCGTCCAGTGAACCTTTACACTGAGACCACAAAGATTGCACAATCGGCTAATGAAGGCAACATTGTGCTCGCACGAAGGGGCATGAAGTAATGGCAGGCACTATCTACTTTGGCAATAAGGATACGCAAGCATGGATTAAAGCCCCTGCTTCGGGCATGAAGGCCTCAAGCGTCAGTTGGTCAGCAGAGACCCAGCTCCTCAATGGAAGGGCCTCTGTGCGCCGCTCAGGGGCTTCTCACCGCAGGTTTGAACCCAGCTGGCGTGGCTCAATGAATAGTGCTGATGATGCTTCGCTGCAGAAGATCCGCAACTTCGCTACTGGTATCTATGGCGATGGCCCATTCTATTTCCTTGACCCATTCTCGCTTAACCAGAATGTCCTACCAGAGCACTGGTCTGCACCGATGCTTGGCGATAAGGACTGGCCGCAGCTGGATGATGACGTCACTGTGACTTATCACAGCGCAACTGTTGCTAACGACTATCCTTCAAGCTATGCCAAGTTTTCAATCACCACTGATCTTTACGAGTCGCAGAAGCGACAGATTGTAATCATCCCTGAAGGATACAAGCTTCACTTCGGCTGGCATGGCCCAGCTACTAGTGGCAGCCTAGGTATCCGTATTGTGCCACATCTCCGCTCAACTGGAGAAGCTGCAACTGCGATTAACCCGACTAGGCTAAATGCAGGAGGAACTCGACGTACCAATGTTTCCGTAAATGGAAATACCTACTCCTACGTCGAGATCTTCCTTGCACTTGATGAGTTTGCAGATGTTGATATTACCGCAATGATCGCACAGGTTCTCCCTGAAGATCAGGTTCCAGAAACCGGCGGCTTTATCGTTGGTAAGGGAACTAGTGGACTAGAATTCCTAAGCGCTCCCGACATTGACTACTACTCTTCGGAGATTAATGACGGTCAGATTGGAATGGCAGCAGTCTGGGTAGAGGTATAAATGACTTATAAGATCACATTCAATAGCGGATCGGGATCAATCCAGCCTGATTCGCTTAGTGAGTTTTCCTACTCAGAGAGCGTTCCACCGCTAGAGCCATCTGATAGTTCTGGCGGAATCTCGCAGCTTACCATGACCGCTGGATTAGTTGACGAGTTTAAGAACTCTACTACTAACCGATTTATGGATAGCCGCCTCCTGATTAATAATGAAGTAACTGTAACTGATCAGCTTAACGGCTCACTCAGTGCAACCGTTAACAAGGTATCGATCGCCGGAGGCAATGTATCGATCACTGCTGACACCGCTATGGGCCGTCTAAACAAAGTGGTAAGCGCACCACCTGTGCATGGTCACCTGATTGATGCTATTAATCAGTATTGCGATCTTGCTAACGTATCAGCCGTGGTAGATGGCTACATCTTGTCTGATGTAGAGAGTCTAGTAGTTAATATCCCAGCGTGGACTGGCAACCTGTGGGATCAGATGAAGCTGCTATGCTCATCCATCACGGTTAATGGATACAGCATTGAAGTGATTGCTAACTTCGAGGGAATGTACTTCCGCAAAGCTATTGATGGCTCCACCTCTAAGCTAGACAACCGCATGTCTGATTACACTTTGTCGATCGATTCATTTGATGCCGCTCAGACTATCTCTGTGCCAATTACGCACTCATGGTATGGTGTTGACCAGCCGGTATATGAGGCCTCAAGCTATGACCCAACTACTCCAGTTAAGGAACGTTTCCTGGCCAGCATCACTGACTCGATGCAGGTTGAAGCTGGGGCCACTGTAACCAAGCGTTTCCAAGTAAATGCCACACTCACTAGTGTGCAACAACCGGTATGTGTTAGCACTATCACTCGTACTCCGCCCGCACCATATGCTGGCTCTACTGGCGAGTATGTGATCGTTGGTAGCGATAACCTGCCGATCAAGCCAGCACAATGGATTGGCCTCGGTGGATCGCTTAGCGTGACTCTGACTGAGAACCCTGGCGAGCTTGAGCTTACCGTAACTGCACCACCGCTTAGCGAACTTGAGCGCGAGTCTGGTGGCAATGGTCTTGCCCCATATTCAATTGGTGTCGAGTCTTCAGGTGATGCAGACTATCCTGCGCTTTGGATCGTTGGTACTGGCGTATTCTATTACACCGAACAGCGAACTATCCCAACTGGCTCCGGTAGCTTTGACTCAAAAGATTCAAGTACTGGAGTAACCTCTCCATTCATTATGTCTGAGGATAGCTTTTGGAGCAAGGCTGCGCTATCTGCACAGAAGGCATGTGGTCCGCTGATCGAGATGAATATCACAGCTCCGGGCGACATTCCATTTGGTCAGGCGATCGGCTCGGTAATTGAGCGTGACTTTAACCGCTATCGAATCGTATCGGCAAATTACGGGCCAGCTGAAGTATCCATGACTGCCACCCCTTGTGCAACATTTGGCAACTTTAACGCCGTGAATACTGGTGACTTTGCTTTGTTCACTAGCCTAGCTGGAGAGCCAGATGCTCCGAACGTGCCACAGGCATTGCAGTTTAATGAATTCACAGTAGTACCATTGATGAAGGGCTAACATGGTATACCCAAATAACAATCTTCCAACTGCATCACAGCCATGGGGCAAGGCAATCCAGCGTGATCTAGAGGCTTTGCAGTCTAAGGTTACTAGCAATGAGGTAAATAATAAAGCTCGCGATGAGCAATTGAATGCTGCACAGCAACGCCTAGCGGCTCAAGTAACCTCTATCTCAGAACTAGCTGGTCAAGCTGTCATTACCGCAAACTCGGCTGCTAGTGCGGCTGCTGACGCACAGGCTAGCCTAGTCCTGGCGAACGAGGCAATTACGCAGATTCAGTATATCCTTGGAATTCTGCAGGAACCAGCTCCACCAACTACTAGCAATAGCGGCTCATGGAGTATTGGTGGCCCTTCTGGATCGTTTGGAAGCACTCAGGTTCTTGCTGTGACTGTTAGCAATCCGGGATCGTATACCAATGCAGATATCTCTGCTAGCGTTATCTTCCACGCTACAGCCGAAGTTACCGCACAGGCAGCATCTGGTGCATTCTACTTGACTGATGGTGTTACCGCAAATAGCAGCACGTCATGGGCTATGCCTACTGGATCTGGCAGCTATCCAAAGACCAATAGTTACTCGCAGTCATACACTAAGAGCTACACTACTGGCGGCTCAAAGACACTATATTTGTATGTTAATTCAAGTGCTCTCCCTAGTGAGTATGCAACGCTGGATGCGACGATCAATCTATCAGCAACTTGGTCATAACCAGATACAATAGTAAAGAGGTTTAACATGGCAACTACCACTAACCGGGGGATCTATCACCCCACTTCTACTGACTCGATTGCACCGCTCGAGACACACTTTGCGCTACTCGCATCTTCGGTAAGCGATCGCCTAGCAATGTCGGGTCGTAAGGCATTTACTGGACCAGCTGCAGCTGCTGGAACTGTGGCCGTGGCGGTCACCTTTGACACTCCATACACTTCAATCCCGCTGATCAATGCATCAGTTGAGGGAACTTCAGTGTCAAGTCCATATGTAACTACGATCCACAGCGTTACTACGACTGGCTTTAGCGCAGTTGTATATCGTGTCGCTGGCAGCACTGCCGAGAATCTGTATCTAAACTGGATCACGGTGGGAGCGTAATATGACTTGGGTAATGCCTCTTAAGGGTAAGTTTAACCGCGGTCCAGCATTCGGTGTTGTCGACGACTGGCATCCAAACGGCCACCGTGGTTGTGACTATAATGGTTTCAAGGCTGGTACCCCGCTGCTGGCCGTTAACGATGGCGTGATCGCCATCGTTAAGGAAAGCGCTATCTTGGGCAATGTTGTTGTGCTTCAGATTGGCAAGCACTTCTTTGGCTACTGCCACATGCAGCTGCCTTGTGCGCTTAAAGTGGGGACTAAAGTAAAGTCGGGTCAGGTTATCGGTTTTGCCGGAACAACTGGATCTGCATCATCGGGCGTTCATCTTCACCTTACGCTTTCACTCAATGTGAATGGCGTATTCGGTGGTAAAGTATATGACGCTGACGGCTTCCTTAAGAAGGTAATTGCCGCTCAGCTCGCAAGAGCAAAGGCAGCTAAGTAATGAAGAAGCTTAAGGAACTACTGACTCGATCACTTGGTGTGATCATGTTTGCCGCTATTCCCGGAATGGCTACTGGCGCAGCAACTGGCATTGGCCCGCTGCTTGGTGCGCTTAATGGTGTAGCTACCGTATTCTCGTCGATCATTATCTTCTTTGGCGTTCAGCTGGCATGGGATGCTAACGTATCACAAGAAGACATTGAGAAGGGCTTCCGGGCTGCAGTTGCCAAGCAGGCAGCTGATAATAAGGATGTAGCTGGAGCAGTTGAAACTTCAGCTAAGAAGACTCTGGAGATCGAGGATGTATTTGGCGATCTTGAAGAGTTGCTTGACGGGGACGACCTGCGCTAATGCCGGACGACTACACTGAAGTATTAGTAGCTATTGGGCGCATTGAAGAAGGGGTTCGCTTCTTGCGTGAGGGAATGGAGCGTCTGGAGCAAAACCAGAACGCTCAAAAAGAAGAAATTAACGATGTCAAGAAAGACATTCGTGAGCTTGAAATGGATGTGCGTGAGCTCAAGACTCAGCGCACCTCGGCTAAGGGCAGTGTTGCCCTAGCATTGTCGATCATCTCAGTTGCGGCAATGGTTGTAGGCCTCCTACTAATGTAGGTTGGAAGTAACCCGACAAGACAAAAGGACCAGCCCGAGGTGAGCTGGTCCTTTTGCTTTATTTAATTTTCGAGTCGTTTGATCTCGTCTTCAATATACCAGATTGCTTTACGCAAATCTTGAATATCAGAGTTGCCGTCTTTTAGTCCAGCTCGCCATAGATACTTAATCGCATTGCCGATTGCAAAGTTTCTATGTCGCACAATGGTAATGCACTCCACTCCACTTGGATCGCTAGTGTAATGCGGCGGATGATTTACTGCATCTGTCATTATGGTGCAACCCTCCGATTCTTTACAAATGAAGCATGAGTAGCTGGCATCCAGCCAGAGAAGATTGCTTCCATCTTTTCGGCAACCATCTCGATCTCACGCTGCGGGAACGAAGGGAATGCGCTATTATCATCCTTGGTGCGAAGACTCAAGAAATTCATCAGCGATCGTGCGTTCATTGTTACATACATCGATGAATAAATATTGACTGGTAGTACAACACGAGCAACCTCACGCGCAATGCCAGCTGCCAGCATACTCTCGTAGCGATTGTATGCTTCCTTTGACGCACTGATGATTGACTCAACAACTAGGTCATGCTGCTCTTCTGTGCCCGGAATGAACTCATAAGCTCCCGGCTTGCCAATCTGAATCAGATTACGCTTACCACCCGGAACGTAGAACACGGGCTCGAGCTCCTTGTATCGGCCGCTCTCCTCATTATACGAGGCCATGCGGTGACGCATAAACTCACGGAACACGAAGATTGGTGCTTCGATGCGGAACGTGAACACGGCGTGTTCGAATGGTGAGCCGTGGCGGTCACGCATTAGATAGTTAATGAGCCCAGCGTCACGATCTTTATTGTCACTAGCACCAGTAGAAACTCGAGCCGCCTTGACGATGATATCGTCAGAAGCCATAGCATCAATAAGATCAACTGTAACATCGGTCCTGTACTTCACTATACTCCCGTCGATCCAAAGCCGCTGTCTCCACGCTCAGTTGCATCCAGCGAATTAACCTCGTTGAATTCCGCAACAACGTGTCGTACAAATACTAGCTGAGCAATACGGTCGCCCGGTTTAATCGGGAACCAGTCTTCGCTTGCATTGTGCAAGATAACGCCGATCTCTCCACGGTATCCAGAGTCGATGATTCCCGGTGCGTTAAGCACAAAGATACTGTTCTTCAGCGATAGCCCTGATCGTGAGCAGACCATACCGACCATACTCTCTGGAATTGCAATTGACGTTCCAGTCTTTACAAGCTTTGTCTGTCCCGGAGTAAGCGTTAGCTCCTCGGTTGAGACTAGATCAGCCCCTGCGTCACCAATCTGTGCATACGCTGGAACATTCCCAATCACATTAATCTTTGCCATGTTCCTCCTAATATTTCTTCTTGCCAGAACCAGTCATAACCCATAGGGTTACATCTGGAACCAGCTCTTTGATCTTCGCTAGAATCGCACGATTGTTATCGGTGAAGTCAGTGATGTTATTACGCTTAATAACTCCAGCCTTTTTCTCTGCAACTTGAGCTTCTGATCCACTAACAAATACTACTCGCTGGCAGTTTGGAAAATTGTCATTAACCATTGCGCTAACGGCACTATGCACAGCTGGGATATCTGGCTGAGCAGTGATAATAATAAAGTTACCAGTCGGCCGATGAATGACCTTTGCTTCTTTAATGTTAGCTACCATTTGTGCAGTATTGTGGACTGAGTAGTCGATCTTTACGAGTGTGTCAACTAGATCGTAGGCCTGCATTATTTAGCCTTCTTGTCGCCCGGCCAAGTGCCACCCGGATCCATCTTCTGAGCAATCGAGATGGCAACCATCTGTGCAATCGCTGCCTGCTTGTTTGGGTGACAGCCATGAATCTTCTTATCCGAACTGATCACAGCCCAACGGCCTTTGCAATCTTTTTGTGTCTTGCTAATGTAATACGGCATTACTCCTCCTTCTTATTTCTGTCGGTCCGGTAGAAACCTGAACCCTTAAATGTCACTGCGCCAAAGTTATACTTGCGAGTCATTGCTTTTTTACAATCTTCACAAGCCGGTTCAGTAACTGTATCCTTAATGTTTGCGACGATTGACAGCTTGGTTTTGCAATCTTTGCATTCATAATCATACGTCGGAATCTTCTTCACCACCGATCTCATCTGCTGGGAATTCGTAGTTATCGAATTCATCCAATGCTTTACATCTGATGCAGTCTACCACATTGCATGGATTATCGCAATGGATACAGGTATATTCATCTCGATCAATCTTCTTGAATGATGGAGCGTCACAGGCGCACACTAGATGGACAATAACATTCGCGTCCATCTCTTCGCTGTACATATGCAACACATGCTCCTCATATCCCGCTGGAACAACAAGTGGAGGGAGCTCTTTTAACAAGCCCACCTCCACATAGTTGCGCTTAAACAGCCGAGCGAAGAGCGACGTTAGATACCGCAGTACCGCCACGCGTCCACTTCCCACAGTTCTTGCACTGGTAGCGCTGGTATTTAGCTACGGTAGTGTAGCTAAAGCCGCGTCGCTCCATGTTGGTTGACGCACAGTTTGGGCAGCCATCTGGAACATCGTCGTGTAGTGCTCGATTCGGGTGGTTCTTGATCCAAGGTAGCAGCTTATCGTAAAGGTCGATCAGCAGGTCTACGTCCTGAATCTGATACTTCTTCATTTCCGCCCATGCTTTGTTGTCTCCTGCCATGCAAGCGACCCATAGATCAAAACCCGAGTGCTTAACTTTAGCACCAACTCCAAGCTTTTGCGCCACATAATCGAGTTTGTTTGACGGGAACTTAAACTGTGAACGCACAACACGCATGAGATCAAGCTCTTTGTACGGTGACGGTGGGGTGTAGCCATTTTCAAGGAGCTCTCGCTTAATGTGCTTAGAGTCAAAGCTTTGGCTATTCCAGCCCACAAGTACATCAGCCTCATTAACAAGTTCCCAAAGCGAATCAAGCATCGCTTCTTTACCGTCATGGTGTACAGACTTGAAGGTAACTTTCTTTTCACCATTCCACCTTGCTCCGAAGCAGATCACTTCGGTTGACTTTACCATTTGGTTGATAGACACATTCTGGTTGAACAATCCCCAAACATATGCCATGTTGGGGCTTGTCTCCAGATCCAAGAATAGAATCTTCATATTACTCCTTCCACCCAGCTTCCAGCGTAGGCTTGTGCTTTTTGTTGCGGAGGTAGATAACACCATGACGAACAGCATCCATTGCATGTCCTCGGCCCGGTGTATATAGACCCATCTTCTTAAGGCGCTCATCGTCGCATAGAGGCTTCATTGACGGTTCCTGATAGATAATATCATCCAACTCGTGTAAGGCCTCTAGTGCCCCGATTATGTACGTTGGCGATAGGTCTACACCGTAGACTCCTTCACGGAGAGTGAATGACTCGCAGATGATCTCACTATAGAGCCAGTCTTGCAACTGATCCCAGTGAAAATTTAGGAAGCCCTGCAGGCCGCCTTCGATCTGCTTGTGCCAAATAATGCTTGGCGCAGTTTCTTCATCATACTCTAGCAGGGCAACACCAGTTGTGCCACCCGGATCGAGGCATAGCAGTCTAGACTTCCACACCGTAGGCCTCCTTCAGGATTCGTAGATACTGATAGCACTGCTTTGCCAGCTTGTCAGTAGCTCCAGACTCATAGCGATCGCAGTGGAATCGCAGAGCCTTTGTATCTTGCTTTACTTCCTCAAACTTGGCTTTGCGTGACATTAGATCAGCCATTGTCCTCCTTAAGTTTCTTGCTAATTGTGCTTTGGCTTACGCCGGTTAGCTTTGCAACCATGTGTTGTGATGTTCCGAGCTCTACCGCCTGTGAGATCAGGTCAAAGTCTGACTCTGATTCTGCTCGGCGGTATAGCACAGAACGTAGTAGCTCTAGTGAGCCCGGGTTCAGGCTGCCACCAGACTTGTTGCTCTTGCCTGTTATGCGAGCAACTGACTGATGGCTTACCCGGCCCGCTGTAATAGCTTGTATCTGGCGGTTGGAGAACACACCGAACACAGCTAGCCGCTTTACACCATCCTCGACATCCACGCGGGATAGCAGGTGGATGTTATCTCTCAGCCAGATAGCTTCATTCAGTGCTGATGCTACCTTCAATGCTTCGTTACGATCCATTATCCAATCACCTCCAAATACGTTTTCTGGTTTTCTATTACTTGCTGCACACGCGCCTGCGATTGCAGGGCCTGTACCATTTCGTCGAATTCGCGCTTGCGCTTGTTGTTAAACTTGCGATACGCTTCTTCATAACGAATTCGCCCACCCTTATCCATGACCAACGCTTCGAGCTTGTCGACGTCGCGCTGCCATTCAGAGTTTGAGATAGCGCTAGCCATCTCAGTTAGGTTGGCAAACCAGTCTTCAGAATAGTAAATAGCAATAAGCATATGCTTAAGTCTTACTTCATCTGACTGATCATACATGGCCAACAGGATTGCACACTTCCAAACAGATAGTGCTAGTCGCTGTCGGCTAGGTTCGATCGATTCGTATTCTGGGTGAGACTCAGCAAAGTTGCCCATCTCCCACTTGAATCGGTTGAACCGCTCCAGTGCCGAGTGATCCAATCGGATCGGTCGCGGCATTGGCGAGCCCTTCTTCTGCCAGTAGGTAACTGCGCCATAAAGGGACTTAACCAAAGAGTCTAGCTTACCATCTTTAATGATCGCTTCATGCTCTTCTGCCTGTTGGATATCCTCCATCTCACGAGTACGGTCTGGCGTCTTGGCTGTAACATAAATGAAACGTGCCAAGAAGCCAGACTTAAAGTACTCAGTAGTGAGAACATCAGCTGTCTTCGATCCGATACCCATAAGATACATCACGAAGTTTGTGGTTGCTCGCTCAGTCTGGGACTTGCCCTTGCCTGATCGGATTACAACCGGAACATGGCCGTCATACAATTCAGTGAATCGCTCGGCTGCTGAGGCCATGTAGGTTTTGTTCATGAAGTCCTTAAACATACCTTGGACTTCATCTCTGTGCAATAGGGAAGTCTTTCCGTCTCGCTCAGAAAGGATAGATGTAACACCTTCCGGCGTTGCATCCGAACCAATGTCGATCTGGTAGCCAGAGAACTTTTCATACTCGCGAATCAGTCGCAACATAAGGTTGCGGCTAGTTGACTTACGAGTAAGAGTTGTTTCACCTAGCACCATAAACCACAGATTCAGGCCCATACGTCCGTACTTCGGCACAGCATAACCAATGTCGGAGAATACGCACGATAGCGCAGTAAATGCACTAGCGATCTGATAACTGATCGCACCGTCCGTCTTCGATGTGGCCCATCCTAGATATTCATCCACGAACGTGGGCGTCTCCATGACCAAAGAACGCTCGTCGTCGCTTAAGAATACAGCTCGTTCGGGCTCCTGCGAGATAACAATGGTGTCGAGTGGCTCGATACGCACTGGCTCAAGCATTCCGCCCTCTGCAACAAACGACTGGTGCGCTCGCTGCACTTCACGCCATAGATCGCCATCTGCATCCATACGCTTTGGTCGTAGCGGTGAGTGATACTTGTTGCACTTCGCACCGCGACATACAACAAATACCTCTCGCTCACTTAGGCCTTGGCGATACAAGGCGATCTCTAGCTTCCACAGAAGTTTGGACCAGTCTGCATTCGGAGAAGGCTCGTTGATATACAAGCCAAGCACTTCCGGATTACTCTGGACCTTATTCAGTGTAGTCATGAGGTCTGGGAATTCTGGTGGGAATTCTGAGATTGTCAGTTCCCGAATTGGTTCAACTTCAACATCACCATAGTGCAGCTCGATATCATCAAGCGTGTATAGTGATCCGTTGCTAACGGCCGTAACGCTAAATGGTTCACGCTTCAGGTTCATCGAGTTTGGCACACGGAGAAGCTTAGTGGTATTCCAGCCTGATTTGTCACAGCCTTGGTGGGCATGGGCGTGTGCGATCTTCTTGGATAGAAGTGCAGCTACCTGTGGATCTGTCTCTTCAGTCAGCATCCAGTATGTGTGCCAGCGATCTGGCGAGGTCTGCACGACGATCGAAGGCTCGATCAAGAAGTTGTCTGGCTCGCAAGTATCTGCATCGGAATAGATAACTGATACAGTCTTAGCATTTTCTTTAATGCGACGTGGCGAGTTGAAAAGAATTGGTGAGAAGTAAACATCTTCGCGAGTGTGCAGATTGCAGTATGCGATCATCTCATCTTTGCGCTCTGGATACTCGTAGAACCGCTGCTCAGTTAGTTCGCCAGTAGCACCTTTGGTTACGATAGTTGCTAGTCCACGGCCATCGCCAAATACTGCAGAAAAGAAATCCGCTGTCTTCATGTATCCTCCTTTATGTATGTTTCTCCCGCTGCCCCTGCTGGACTCGAACCAACAACCTTGAAGTTAACAGCTTCCTGCTCTGCCATTGAGCTAAGGGGCAAAATATCCTGCAGCTGCCTTGGCTACACTACAGGACCCACATGCCGGCCACTTACGGAGAGCATGCAGTTTGTGCCCGGAGCAAGAATCGAACTTGCATCAGCTAACAGAAAGGAGAAAGAAAGGAAGACACCAAAGCTTTAACACCAGTCCGGGCGTGGGGTCAGTTTTAAATCATGACCTAGGATTTTGTTTTCGACTAGAAGACGTCGCCTACTGGCTTTGCGCCCAAAGCAGCAGCGAGGGTTGCTGCGCCGTCTGGCTTGTCGAAGCCGCCGATCTCGTTTCGAGGCTGGCCGTTCTGATCAGTGCCGATCTTGACAGTGACACCGATTGGCTTACCGAGCAACTCGGTTGTCTCTGGAACGGTGAACTTGCCAGACTTCATGTCGTAGCCAAGCGCCGAGAAGAACGCCTTGGTCTTCCAGAAGTCACCAGCAGCGTAGAGTGAGACGTAACCGAACACGCGACGGTTCTCAACGCCCTGACCACCGAGACGGAACTGGATGTTGAAGCGCGGCTTGCCCTCGTTTGGACCCGACTTTACCTGCTCCGACTTGACGTCGAAGATGGTTGCATTATACGAACCTGCTGGAACTGGCTCGTAGCTCGATGAATTGGCAGCCGCTAGGGCTTCCTCGGTGATGTCGAATGAAATGTTAGTCATTAGTTGTTTCCTCCTTCGTTAATGAGATCAAAGATCTTCTTCATGGTTGGTGCGTAAATCTTCGGTGGCAAACCGAAGCGGTTCTTGGTTACTAGTCGATCCGAGTTTCCGGTGACTAGAACACGCTGTGGTCCCTCATCGCCCATCTCGAACGTCATGTAGCCAACGATATCGGGGATGCCCGGAAGCGTTCCCTTGAATGAGCCCGGAAGCATTGCAGTAGTCTTCACTGCTCCCGTTGATTCGTCCTTGTCGTCAAGTGCGTGTGCAATAATGATCGATGTGAACGAAGCAGTGTGAAGATCACGGAAGACTTGGTTAGCCCAGTTCTTCAGGTCACCCCAGCGGCCGAACTTATTGTTCTTGTTCTCTGGCTTCTCGCCAAAGAACTTCTCAGCTCGGTCCATGACAACACCAATGGTGTCGATGATCACTGCGTTGTAGTAGTCAGGGTTAGCAAGTAGCTCTTCGATAACCTTGACGAAACCCTCGTGAGTCTTCACGCTGATAACGTCTACGTTCTTCCAGTCTCGAGCGATCGCTGACGCGCCACCCTCAACGTCGATCAAAAGAACCTTGTCATAGCCCTCGACCTCTGAGATCGAAGCGGCCAGCCAAGTCTTGCCCTTGCCCGGATCTGCGAATAGTAAGATCGAGTTTGGCTTATTAAGCTGTTCTGCCTTGTGGATGAGCTTCTGGAATGAGAAGCCCGGAAAGTCGGTTGCCGACATTAATTCCTCCTCTATTTGTGTGTAAATACATTATACCACATTTAACCAATTGTAGTCAAATATGTTACGGCGTGTCGCTAAATTCCCATAGAACATTTAAAGCAATGCTCATTGGGTGGATAGTTGTCTGGGTGAGCTCCATCTTGTAGCTCGTTCCACAGGGCAACTAGTCGATCCCATAGTGCAACCGCGATATCTTCCTGATATGGAATAGAATAGGTCCAGATATCTTCGGCGTATGTGCCGTCGCGATTGATAAACACGATCGTGATATCATCGATCTTAGTTCCTGCCTGATTCAATCCCCAAGCATACAGCTGGGTTTGGCCGATATACTTCTGAAGCGTATACTCCGAAGCTGGGCTCTGCTTAATGCCGTCGACTAGATCTTTGATCAGCTTAACCTTCTTGCGGCTGCTGGTCTTCCAGTCGATTAGATGATTAATGCTAGGAAGAACGAGGTCAGGCTTGCTGCTAATGCCACCGTAACCATCGATATGACCCAGTTCAATCTTACGCTCAACAATAGCATCGCTAAAGATATGCTCTGTGCTAGTATCAATAGCGTTTTCAATAAAGCTATGGATAGCTGTTCCAATCTTACCTCCCAACCAATACTTTGCCGGCTGTTCTTTCTCACCAACCAGCGCTTTTGCTAAGTGTCTAGTGCATGGATCGGAGATCTGACTCGCTCCAACTTTGCGTTGCTTATCTCGTTCCGATTCCTGTAGAAACAGATCAACTGTAAGATCCTTGATAGAGCGTTTCAATAAGGTCATATTCCTCCTCCTGTGTAAAATCAATGCCACCCCAAATGCCTTGGTTGACTTCGGCCGCTACTGCATAGTCGTAGCACAGCTTGATCAGTGGGCAGCCATGGCACATCTCCTCGGCTTTATCCTCTGGTACTGGATATTGTCTATCTGCATAGACAGATTCAGCACCTTTGCACTTTGGATCATTCTCACTAATAGCATACTGCAGCTCTCGCCACTTGTCAATAGCATTAGCTGATAGCGTGTTCTCATACTCGATGATCACCTGCCGGATCTTCTTCTGGCGTGACGCTCCGGTTAGCTCCTTGTTGCGCTGATACTTCTCACGAGCATACTGCTTGCGGCATTCTCGGCATACGCGGGCCTTGTCATACGCTCGAATGAATGTATTCTCTGGCGTAAACTCATGGCCCTTAGAGCAGTGTGTCCCTCGCTTGCGCTTCTTGCCCCACGGATTATGGTTCTCCGCTTCCTCCCACTCGTATTTACTCATCGAATACTAGGTCGCGAATCTTGGCTAGCGCAACTTCTGGTGTGCAATCATCTTCCTCCATTAGAATGTCATAGATCTGGTTGTATACCTCTTCCTTCTCTAGCAGGATAGCCTCTCGCAAAAACTCCTCCGGCGTCCACTGGTGTGATACCCATTCCTTTGCTCGCTTCCATTCAACATACTGCTGAGTAAAGCTTAGCTTCTCTACTGCGTTCTTCACTTGCTCTCTCCCTTGATAACATCCTGCAACCATTGAAGACTACTTACAACCTCTGGATAGTCGCTATTTTCAATAAATTGCTCAATGATGCCATTGATGCGTTCACGCTCCGTCAATGTTGCGTGTTCAATGTCGCAATCAATGCAGGCGATGTAAGCAGTTTCTTGTGAGTGGTTGCAGCTCACTTGTTCTCTCCCTCTAACCAGATTTTGAACGCTTCCTTATCAATTTCACGAAGTTCATAGGCCATTTTACGAGCCGCATCTTGTAGATGATTGGCACAGGCTTTCCAACCAGCCTTGTAAGCCTTAGTTTCTTTAGCCCCTGCTTCAGGATTCATCTTCAACTCTGAAACCTGTGCTTCTAGTTGAGTGATACGGGCGTTGCGTTTAGTGAGCGTGGCTTGCAGTCCCTCAATGTGGATGTGCAAAGCCTCTAGGTTATTTTCTTGGTTAGTCACTTGTTCTCTCCTATCCCCATTGCTCTGCCATTGCTTGTGCAATGCCACTGTAAGTTTCACTACGGATCTTCCAGCGATCTGCACTAGGCGATAGGCTCAAGATTCGCTGTCGCTCGCTGTATGGCAGCTGCATGGTTTCCTCCTTAACATTATTGGTTGGCACGAGTAGTGGTAATCCCTTTAGCCACAAGCCGGTGCCCTTCTGCTCCAAGTGTCCGAACATCCATGGCTGGACTACCTGCGCCTGACTCTGGCCAATGATCTCTTTTGCATACTTGTGCATGACAGGATTCTCAACTGCGATCTTTGGGATATCAGCTTCAAGCAATCGCTTAAAGAACTCTGCACCTTCGCGCATTTGTTCCCAGCGACCTTCCTTGCGGTATAGCCAGCTAACTCCGGCATTAGTCAAGTAGGTGCATGGCGGATGTGCGATCATCAGATCCCAACCGTCGTCGATGATATCGAATACATCACCTTGGTAATGTGGCCCCGGCGAATCGGTAGGCAACAGATCGCAACTCATTGCGTCGTGGCCGGCCGCGATGAAAGCGTCTCGAACCTTGCCGCTATACTCACACGCTACTAGCACCCGCATACGCACTCGCTTTTCTCTTCGATTCGTGCGATGATCTGGTCGCGCTCTTCAGCGCGGATCGACTCCATGATCTTGTCGAGCTGCTTGAGCTCTTCCATACTTGGGTTGTCAATCTCAAGGCCTCGGCTAGTGATCTTAATCATTTCTTCTCCTTCTCGTGGCAGCTACACTTGCAGCTATAATTAGTTATCTGGGTTGGACACAGGTTGCACTGGGCTGTCAGGCACCAGCCAAGCCACGCCTTCTTCAAAGTCTCCATACATCTCCTGCAACCATAGCTCATTCATCTTCGACAACTTGTCCTCCTCGTAGTGTTCCATTCATCTCAAGCTGACGCTTAAGTAGTGTGTCTAGCTGGCCTTCATCGTAAGTATCACGGGCTACGATATCGTAAACCTTAACAGCTTCCTTCTGGCCACGGCGTCGAATGCGATCCAACACCTGCTGGTTCATCAGGTTGTTGTCGCTGTGCGATAGCCACACGACAGTAGAGCATGACTCCTGCAGCCCGTCCACGCCTTCTGCAATCGCCGGAATAACAGCGACGATATACTGCAGATCGCCGTTGATAAACGCTTGCTTAGCCGTCTCGCGTTGCTTCTGGTTGGCTTGGCCAGACCACTCAAACGCTACTGCCGACTTGGCATTCAATCTGTTAGTCACAATCTTAGCATACTTTTGGCTATCTGTCAAGATCAACATCTTGTCAGTTGGGTTATCGCTAACTAGATCATGTAGCGCGTTCCACTTGGTAGATACTGCGTCATCCTCGAAGTAGATCTCGCCTTCATCGCCAATGCTTGGCACAGCTAGGGTCATCTGGCGAAGTCTAATACGCGCAGCTACTGGAACTTCAGCGACCAGCGGATTGTCCTTTAGCCACACTACCAGATCCTTCTGGAACTTGTCATAGATCTTCTTCTGTGCCGGTGCTAGATCAACGAAGATCGTCTCCTCGATTACCTCAAGGTTGTGGTTTGGTTCGATACGAACATAGCATGGCAGGTTCGCTGCATACATTCCGGGATTCTTTTCGCCTAGGATCTCATACTTAGTAAACGGCGACCAGCCCATGTCACACCACTCGTGCGCCCAATTCCAAAATGAATTAGGAACTTGCTCTTTCCAGAGCCACTTGGTAACTGCCCATGCACCTTCAAAACGGTTGCCAAACGGCGTTCCTGACATGGCCAGTTTGCGCTTGGCATTCAGCGACTTAAGTGCTTTGAATCCCTTGCTGGTTCGGTTCTGGAATGACTGCACTTCATCAACCATGGCATAGTCAATCTTGGTAAACTTGCTCCACTCCTTAGTGCGGAAGTATTCGCGACCAATGAAATACCATCCATGCTTTCCGGTCTGCAATTCTTCCATGGCGATCTTGCCATTCTTGCTCGAGTCAATCTTCACTACTCTGGCAAAGTAATCCGTCTGGCGCATGATTGTGTCATACCAACCCCAGAAGGTATTCAGTGGACCGATGATCAGCACGACTTCAGAAGCTGTCCTCAATGCGACTTCGGTAGCCATTAGAGTCTTGCCAGAGCCCATTAGGCTGGCGTTGAGGGCTGACATAGTATCCTCTGAGATAATCCTCTCGCATACCGCTAGCTGCTCGGCTTCCAGTGTAAGCTTTGGTAGCTGTGGTCTCATTAGTCTGCTCCTTCTTCAAGTTCCTATTCACCAGTAGCGTGTAGAACGCAACTAATGCAAACATTAGTATGATCAAATCCAACCCTCTAGTGGATCGGTGTAGTCGTAGTCCGGCAGCTTTTCCTGATACAACCGCTTGACGCGATCCTCAAGATCATTAATACTCTCGAAGTATTCACGGCCATTCGTTCGGCCGCAATCCAGCCACGCATCCCCGTCCTCGACACCCATTAGAATATTAGATCCCAGCTCAGTGCTGTAGTATTCAGCTAGGTCAATCAGCTCAAGCTCGTCCACGAATCTCCTTCATAATTTCCTGCACAAGGCCAAGTCGGTATACCAGAGTGGCAACCCACAAGTCTCCGTCAATGGCGGTAAAGTTCACGCCGTCTTCATCTAGCGTAATGGTAGTCTCACCAGTGCGCTTATCGTCACCCAAGTTCCATACCTGTAGATAGTAGCTACCGTCTTCTAGCGCGGCGATCTTCCAGCTTGAACCGCCGGTGCTATCCTCTGATACACTCACGTCTGCCAGCGACTGCTGGATCAGCGTGTTGATCGTGTGCGGATCACTAGTGCCATACGCTGAAGCAATTGATCGCTTGCTCGCTCCGCTAAGGTATGCGTCGCGAACGGCCGCTAGCACAGAAGCCCTAGCGTCTGCGGTCTGCTCTGCAATGAAAGCCTTCGCCCTGATCTTTGCTTCCTCGATTCGCGCCTTCTCTCGTAGCCTAGCCTTCGCGATCGGTTCTACGTCTACGCTATTCTTCGTTCTTGCCATTTAAAATATCCTCTACTGTAATTTGGTGCTTATCAATCTTACCAGAGATCAGCGGATATTCAATGGTCAATGCGCTAAACTCTGGATCTTTGCTAATGTCCATGGCGTGTGCCATGGCAGAGAATGCCAAGTCCTTGCTCTCATATACTCCCATGAATTGCCCCGTCTTCTCAACTACGTTCACATATACAATGTTAATCCGCCTTACTCCCTTCAGAGATCAACATCTCCATGAAGGTAGCTTGCGTTAGCGTGAGTGCCAGCACCTGCCGTTCGGTCAGTTCTTGAAACGTTCTCACATCTTCGGTGGCGTTAGCTGGTCGGTATTCATCCAGCTTGGCCTTCGACTTGCTCGTGAACACTGGCCGAAAGCCGGTCTTCTCGTATACGGCGTAGATCATACGCGTTCTCTCCAATCGTAAATCTCATACTCTGGTAGGTCAGCTAGACGGCCAGCGGTCTTCGGTGCTAGCAACGCTAGTGGTCGCTCGTGGGTTGGCTTCAGCTCAACCCATGCGTCTTCGGTCTCATCAATGGCAATGCCATAAGTGTCCAAGATCCACTGGTCTACGATCTCGCGCTCTACCTGTGGCACAGTGAAGCTATCGTATAGCTCGTCAGTCATGGTCTGAATCGTGCCGTTGATACTTATCTCAAGGTGATAGAGCGAGAATACTAGCTCGTTCCCTTCGTGAGTATACCACATATTTAGGTCGTAGTCGCGTGTCTTCTTGTTCATGGTGTCTCCTTACCAGCTCGATGAATAGTAGAACGATAGCTTATCAAAGTCTTCGCTCTGTGCCAAGTGCTTGATTACCTTCAGCGTGTATTCCAATTGCTCAAAGTAGTATTCATCATACTCGTAGCTTCTAAAGAAGAAGCCCTGTTCGACCGGCAGTAGCTCTTCAGCTACAGTGATACGTTCCTCTGTGCCAGCTGGAACATCCAAGATCTGGTCAATGATCAAACCCAGCTCGCCCAGCTCTTCCTGCGTGACCATATACTCGTCGCAATCATCCTCGCCATCTTGAATGTTCTCAACAAACCAGCGGTGGATCTGGTTAGCTTTGCGCCACTGTGCCACATTCATAGCGATAGTGCCGCCAGCGAATTCTGCAAACTTGTTCAAGTCCTTCGGGAAGTTGTCAGCTACCAGCGTCTCGTAGTGTGGGTTAGCTTCGTAGTCCTGTGCTTCCTTGTTGTAAACCTTGCGCGATACATATTGACGCGCTTCCAACAACTGATCCAGACCCATTTAGTTTTCTCCTGCCATTTCTAGTGTGTATCCTTCGTTCTCAATTGCCCACTGTAGATCGTGGCCAAACTTACCTTCAAAGATCTTAATTGCGTGTCCTACATTCTTTGCGCGGATCACAATCGTAGATCCCTTCTTAACCAAAACTTCATTAACCATTTACTACATCCTCTACTATCGAATCAATTAACCAATAGGCGCTTGCCCATACTGAATCATCACTATTAACGCGTTCCGCTATTAGTGGAAAGCGGTCTCGCTTATTGGGTGGGATTGGGAAGTGTCTGGCTAAATACATCTGCCAGATCACCGCTTGCTCTTTATCTTCAATGGTCTGAAGGTAATTGATCAAGCCGCGAATGGTCATGGTCGTGTGTTTCATCGTGTCCCGTAGATCGCTTCCGATCGTTGCTTAGTCCACTCCAAGATCGTGGCTTCATCGAATTGTCCGCGTAGGTTCTCCATGCGCTGTTCGGCCAGCTTCTCCGCTCGTGGATCATCCGACCAGCAAGCGGTCAAATAGTCGTCAATGACATACTGTGCGTTCTCTGGCATATCCATTAGTCTTCCTCGTAATCTTCATCGCTGTTCAACCAGCTGTCTAGGTGGTGTGATTCAATGATAGCAATAGCCGGTGCTACTGTCAAACCTTTATACCCAATTCCCATGGGTAGTGAGATCAGGCGATCCCAGTCTTCATCGTGACCAGCTTCAATCGCTTCAATGCAAACGGGGATCATACTCGTTGGCACAGGTGGGAAGTGGTTATAGGTTAAGTGCCATGCCAGCTGTTGCTCTAGTGCCGCGTGGCTGTCAATGATTCCTTCGGTGGTAGTGTAGCCCATTAGTTAGTGTCTCCTTTGTCTCCGTCTGGCGAATAGTCGCAAGTGTCGTTGTTCCAATCGTTTGTGTTGTTGTAATTCTCAAAAGCTTCGTTAAGCTCTAGTGCGTGGTAGCCACTAAAGATCGTGAGAATACAGTAGTCGCAACAATCCTTTGCTTTAGCGTCAGCTCCAGCTCCACAGGATTCGCAAGTCCAAGATCCAATTGGCTTCAGCATTAGTTATACTCCTCTACTTCGTCAAGGTGAAACAGATCGTGGCTCTCGCCTAGGTAAGCTTCCAAGATCTCAAACGATCGCTGTTCGGCTTCTTCCTCGCTCTGGCATTCGTCAATCGTAATCGTCATGACCGCCAGATCAGCGACCCAGTGTGTGTTGTAGCTCTTCATTAGTTGGTCTCTCCTTTGTGTGCGTCTCGAACATATTCAATCAAGGTCTCGCGCATTAGATCCATGGCGCGGTCTAGCACCCAATCGTAAGTGCCGCTTTGGGTAAATTCAAGCCAGACACGCGCCGCGTTCTCGTGTAGCCAATCTTCGGTGTCGGTCGGTAGATCTTGATTCTCTACCAGTAGGTGCATATCTTCTTCGCTCCACCAGATCGTGATCAGCTGGTCTACCGCGTTGAAATACTTAGCTAGGTCGTTGCGTGTCTCTAGTGCGCTCTTGTTAAACATTCTTAGATCTCCTTCAATTCAATGTAGCTGGTCTCAATGCGGTCTCCGTATTCGGTATCAAATATTACCAATAGATCCCTAACAAAGTCAATGGCAATTGAAATTGGCACTTCAGCGTTTCGTGCGTCAAACCAAATCGTTGTGCTAGGGTCGAGTAGGTTGTCCATAGCTTTGGCTTCTAGCTTCTTTAGTCGCTTGTGTGGCATAGGTTAAGCTCCTTCGCAATCATGTCCGTAAATAAATTCTTCGGCGTCTATCGGGTTGTTAAAGTCAAACACGCGGTCGCATTCCGCGCAACGGGCAGAAGTCCACACTAGTCTAGCTCCTTCTTAAGCGACTTGAATACGGCGTGGGCAAGGTCGAAGTGGTAGTGGTAGATGTCGGTAGCCATAAGGTCGAAGATAGTCTGCCCGCGCTCGTAGCCGAAGTCCATCCAGCGGTTGCGATCATCCATGGCAAGCGTGTCCCAGATCTCCACGATCTTAGCGTAGTAGATCGGGTTCAAGCTATCAGCTACGGCGTGGCAGATCTCTGCGTAGTCGTAGTCCGCGAAGTCTGGATAAGCTTCGAGGATTAAAGCTTTGATCTCGTTAAAGGTTGAAACGCGGTTCATGGGTGGATCTCCTTTTTTTTGTGTGTGACCATATATGATTCTATTTAACCATATTTGATTCCATTGTGATATGTCAATACATATTATGTCTCAACATATTAG